ATCGACCTGAAAGCCACCGGCGTGTCCGCCAGCGCCACCACCGGCACCCTGCCGGCCGGCGCCTACCTGTTCGCCATGACCCTGTTGCGCGAGGATGGCCAGGAGTCCGGCACCGGCCTGGCAGGGCGCATCGACCTGCCGAACAACGCCGGCGTCGAGTTCGGCTGGGAGGTGCCGCGCGACCCGAGCATCGTGCGCGCCGTGCTGTACCTCACCGAGGCCGACGGCGAGACCCTGTTCAAGGCCATGGAAGCCGACGTGACGCTGGGCCGCGCGATCTACACCGGCGGCCCGCGCGCGCTGCCGCTGGCCACCCAGTGGCTCGACAAGCCCCCAAGCGGCCAGGCCCTCGCGCTGTTCAAGGGCCGGATCTACATCGCCAGCGGCGAGATTCTCTTCGCCACCACCGCGCTGTCGTATGAACACTGCGACCTGCGCGACTACCGCGCGATCGACGGCAGCCGCATCCTGCTGCTGGCGCCGGTCGAGGGCGGCCTGTTCGTCGGCACCGAACAGGCGATCTGGTTCCTGGGCGGCGCCAGTTTCGCCGACAACGCGCTGGTCCGCAAGCTCGATGGCCCGCCGATCCCCGGCACCCTCGTCAGCGGCGACCTGGGCGACATCCTCGGCAACGAGCAGATGGCCGGCCAGCGCGCCGTGATGTTCACCACCAGCCAGGGCGTGGTGCTGGGCCTGCCCGACGGCTCGCTCATGAACCTGACCGTCGACACCTACCGGCTGCCCAAGGCCACCGTCGGCGCGGCCATGCTGCGCACCGGCCGCATGCACCAGTACCTGCTCTCGCTCGACGCCTGATCCAGCACTGAACCGGGTTCAGTACCGGATTCCCCGCTTTCCCCAAGCAGCCCCGCATCCCAGCGGGGCTTTTTTTTTGCCCCGCTGACGGGGTCTACCCAAGGAGATTCACCATGACGCTGCGCCTCTCGACCGCCGCCCGCGACCACATCACCGGCGCCGGTTCCCTCAAATCGGCTTTCCAGGATGGCCAGATCCAAATCTACAGCGGCGCGCAGCCGGCGTCGGCCGACAGCGCCCCGACCGGCACCCTGCTGGCCACCATCACCGCCAGCTCGGCCGCCCGCACCGCCGAGGTGCTGGCCACCGGCACCGTGACCCTGTCCGGCTCGGCCGGCTCCGTCAACAGCATCACCGTCGACGGCGTCCAGATCATGGACGTGGCCGTGCCGTTCAGCACCGACCTGACCCTGACCGCAGCGGCCGTGGCCGGCGCGATCAACGCCTCGCGTTCGGTGCCGGATTACACCGCGACTTCCGCCGGCGCCGTCGTCACTATTCAAGCACCGCGCGGCATGGGTGCGGCTGCCAATGGCCTGACCGTGGCCGCCGACGCCACCACGCTCACCGCCACCGTCGCCAACATGTCGGGCGGCGTCACCGCCGCCAACGGCCTGAAATTCGGCGCGGCCAGCGGCGGCGTGGTCTCCAAACTGGACAGCCAGGTGTGGTCCGGCGTGGCCGTGGCCAGCGGCACCGCCGGCTGGTTCCGCTTCACCGGCTCGGTCGCCGACTCGGGCGTGGCCGACTCCAGCGCCAGCCAGATCCGCATGGACGGCGCGATCGCCACCTCGGGCGCACAGCTGAACATGTCCAGCACCGCCATCACCTCGGGCGCCACGCAGACCATCGCGTCGTTCCCGATCACCCTGCCGACCGCCTAAGCAGGAGGTAACATGGCAATCGACGGCAATGTCGACCTGGGCGATCTGGCCAGCGACGATAACGTATTCCAGCTGGCCGGCTCGCTGGAGCCGGCATTGCCGTTGCCACTGCTGCTGGTCTCGGCCAGCGGCACCGCCGGCGGCGCACTGGAGGCCTACGAGGCCGGCCTGGCGCTGCCGGCGTTCGCCCTGCTGGGCGCGAGCATGGCCGACGGCATGGTCCTGCCCGCGTTCCAGCTGGCCGGCCACATGGAGGCCGGCAACTATATTTCGGGTCGCCTGAGCCTCATGCCGCCGCTGGCGGCCGGCTCGCTCGAACCCGCCCTGCAACTGGAGACACTGGCGCTGTCCGCATCCGGGTCAAGCGGCCAGGTGATGGGCGCGCCGCTCCTGGTGCTGCCGCGCCTGGAGCTGGCGGCTGGCGGCGGCGACAATGCCGCCATGCGCCTGGTGCCGTTCAATGCCAGCGGGGAAGCCATCACCGGCACCCTGTCGGCAGGGTCGATCCTGCTCCCAAGCCTGCGCGGCGGCGCGACCGCCATGCAAGACACTGTCGGCGAGGGCGTCGTCACCCTCGGCCTGATGCAGCTGGCGGGCACCGCCGGCATGGACGCCGTGATCGACGGCGCTGTCACGCTCGACCTGCTGCAACTGTCGGCCGTGGCCGGCACCGGCCAGATGGCCAGCGCCGACCTGACGGTCCCGCTGTTCCAGCTGAGTGCTGACGGCCACATGGAAGCGATCGGCAGCGCGACGTTGCTGCTGCCGGCGTTCGAGGTGGCGGCCGAGGGCGCCGGCATGAGCGGCGGCGTCATCAACGTGCCGCGCCCGGTCTTGAGCAGCGTCGTGCTCAACACCCGCCTGAAAGGCGTCACCCGCTACGAGGGCCTGGCCGCCAACAGTTTCGCCAGCTTCGCCGGCGTCCAGCTGGCCGCCACCGTTGATGGGATCGTCGCGCTGATGGGCGAGAACGACCTGGGCAGCCCGATCGTCGCCTCGATCACGTCCGGCACCAGCGACCTCGGGAGCGCCGAGCGCAAGCGGATCGAGGCGGCGTTCGTCGGCTACCGCTCGATGGGCGAGATGGAAATGACCCTCATCACCGACGAGCACCATGAGTACACCTACCGGCTGGTGCCGCGCCAGATCGCCGATGCGCTGCACAGCACGCGCGTGAAATTCGGGCGCGGCGTCGACGGTCGCTACTGGCAGTGGCAACTCGCCAACACCAACGGCGGCGCGTTCGACCTCGCCAGCATGCAGCTCAACGTCATCCCCCTGTCGCGCGCCGTATGAACGAGCCGATCTATACCGGCCCGCTGCCGGTGCAGGTCTCGGGCGACCTGGAGCAGGGCAAGCGCTACGAGCGCATCGGCCGCAAGATGCTGGGCACGCTGCTGAACGTCAGCGGAGCAAGCGAGCGCATCGCCAGGGGCGAGCCGGGCGGCTACTTCAAGAAAAGCCTGCAAATGGCCGACGGCGCGGTCGTGACCGTCACCACCAACAACGGCAACCATTACCTGCGGATCGACACCCCCAGGTCGCCGGCCGCCATCGAGTACCGGCACGAGCACCAGGTCGCCACCGGCAGCACCCCGCACACCGTGTTCGTGCCCGAGGCCAAAGGCCTGGACCCGTCGCACGACGTGCCGCTGCCGAAGCGCGTCACCCGCGAAATCGAGGACGAGGTCGAGGAAAAGAAGAAGCAGAGCGTCGAGTACATGTGGGTCGGCGTGCGCTACACCACGCCGGACGTGCCCTGGTACGTGATGAATTCCATCATGATCGAGCCGGACACCGGGCCGAAGTATGTCAACCCGGACGACGGGAACAGCTATCCCAAGCGCGGCATCGTCGACAGCCAGGACCTGCTGAGCCTGTACGGCGTCGTGCTCGCAAGGAACGGCGACGAGTTCAGCTACGACGAGAACGTCTGGTGGCAACGATACACCATCGACGCCTCGATCGAGGACGCCTACAAGGACTGGACCGATCCCTGGTCCGATGGCCGCGATCACGCCGAAACCCACATGCAGCCCGGCGCGGGCGTGGGGTCGATCGACATCACCATCGGCGGCGACAGTTTCCAGGGCTTCGAGGGCCGGTTCCTGGCCTCGGCCAACGGCCTGCGCATGGAGTCGATCAACATCTGGCAGGAAACCAACGTCAGCGACTGGCTGGGCTTCGACCCGCTGGCCAAGGACCAGACCGGCCAGGACGTGCGGGTACTGGGCGACCGCCATGTGCGCGACCAGTTCGGCCACATCCCGGCCCCGAAGGTGCTGTGGGACGTGGTCTACACGCTCGATCCGCACGAGGACGAGATGGAACCGCCGGTCGACTCGCGCAAGTACATGCTGAACGCGCGCCGGTTCCTTGAAAAGAACGCCGGCATGAAGACCCAGGTACTGCCGGGCGAATACATCCTCGCGCTGATGTGCTACGACACCACGCCCCAGCTGCAATCGACCCGCGCGGGCGAAGCCATTCCCGGCTTTTCCGATCCGAACGGGTTGGCGATTCGCCGCGCCGAGGGTGACTACGACGAATACATGAAGCCGATCAACACGACCACGAACCTGGGCGTCGAGGTCGAGGTGCGTCTCGGCAAGGGAGCCGAGGCCACCACGTTCCACTTCACCACCACGATCCCCGAGTCGAACGACGACATGTACGCCAACAAGCCGTACGGGATCGACTGGCACGAGCCGTGCTCGCCGATCGGCGGCCCGAACCCGGCCGGTCCCAACTTCGCACCGCAGTACATCGCCATCGACGTGTACGGCGGCAGCGCGCGCTGGGTCGACAAGGGCGAGGTCGACCTGTACCCGATCCTGGGCGGCGGCGTGTACTCGTACCCCGGCGACGACCGCGTCGAGCTGGACGTGTATTTCCACGTCGTGCCGTGGGCGCAGCCCGACGATTCGTACTGGCACATCAACGCCGGCAAGCTGCTCTGGAAATTCCTGGAAGCGGCCACCTCGGGCGTGTACGGCCTGATGAAGTTCCACGATCCCGGTGGCGAGGCGGCCTGCATCGCCATGCTGGAAGGGAAAACCAAAGGCCAGCTGTGGAAGTACGACGCCTGGGCCAGGACGCTCACCACCGTGCCGGTCGTCAGCGAGTTCGACGACTACCCCTACGGCTGGATCGAGGACCCGGACATGCCCGACGGCGGCTACCAGAGTCCGTACACGATGGAGCTGTGGTTCTACTACCCGTACAAGATCCTCGGCCGCCAGCAGTGCCGGCACACGATGGGCTTCTCGTTCACCGCCGTCGAGGGCCAGTACAGCTTCGACCACGGCCAGCACCTGTACGCGCTGGACCCGCCCGACACCACCGATTGCTGCTAAGGACCTGCCATGACCTGCTCTTTCATCGTTAAAGACGCCCAGCTGTCGCCGCTGCCGGCGCCGCCGGCGCCGCCGCCGCTGCCGCCACTGCCGCCGCTGCCCGATTTTTCCGCGATGGAGCCGTTCCAGCCAATGCCGGACCCGGATTTGCCGGCCGGGCTGGAACAACCGCCGCCACTGGTGGCCAAGCCGTTCGACGAGGCGCCAGGCGGCGACTGGATGACTGGCGCTGCGCCGACCACGGTCGGCGACGTGGCCGCTGCCTTGGGCATGCTCGCCGCAACGAGCCAGGACGCGGCGCTGTCCGGGCTGGAGGCGCTGGGCAACATGACCGGCGGCTTCACGCCGATCAACGTCGACACCAATATCCCGCAGGTATCGGTGAGCATGCCGGCCCTGCACGAGGCGCCGCAAGCCCCCGAGATGGCGCTGTCGTTCCCGCCGCTGCCCGACGAGCCGGTGCTGCCCGACGTGCCCGGCTTCACGCCCGACGCGCCGCCCGCGTTCGACCTGGGGCCGCTGCTGCTGGCCGACCTGCCGCTGCCGAACCCGCTCGACATCACCATGCCGGACGAGCCGGACCTGCTCGACGTGGTCGCGCCGCCGCCGCCCGATTTTGTCTTGCCGCCCGCGCCGGTGCTGGCCGACCTGGTCGTGCCGGACCCGCCGCAACTGGCGCTGCCGGTGTTCGAGGCCACGCTGGGCGCGCGCCCCGAGCTGCCGGCCGTCGCGTTCACCTATGCCGAGGCCGAGTACAACTCGACCCTGCTGGCCGCCATGCAGGGCCGCCTGGCCGAGCTGGTGATGGACCAGCACGCGACCGGCCTGACCCCGGAGGTGGAGGACGCCATCTGGCGCCGCGCCGCCGACCGTGAGGCCATCCTCACCTACCGCGCCACCGGCGAAGCCCAGCGCGTGCTGCGCGCCCGCGGATTTGCCATGCCGGCCGCCACCCTGACGCGCATGATCCAGCAGGCCCTGCAAGGTGGCCTCACCCGCGCAAGCACCCTGGCGCGCGCGGTCGCCATCGAGCGCGCCAACCTGGCCCAGCAGGCGCTGCGCTTTGCGATCGAGAGCACCATCTCGCTGGAGTCCAGCCTGCTGAACAAGTACAACGCGACCCAGGCGCGCCTGCTGGAGGCCGCCAAGGCCGTCATGCAGACCGAAATCCAGCTGTTCAATGCACAAGTGAAACTGATGCAGGCCGACGTGTCAGCGTTCGCCATGAAGGCCGAGGTGTTCAAAACCCGTTTGACCGCCGCGCTGGCCGCCATCTCCGTGTTCCGCGCCCAGATCGAGGCGCAGATCGCGCGTGGCGAAGTCAACGCTCAGCGTATTGCTGTGTACCAGGCCCAGATCGCCGGCGTGAAAGTGGTCGCCGATACCTACCGCAGCCAGGTCGAGGCAGCCCAGCAGTTGACCGACGCCAACAAGGCGCGCGCGGACCAGTACAAGGCCCGGATTGATGCCTACCAGGCACAGGTTGCCGCCAAGCAGGCCGACTACGAGCGGTTCGCAGGAAGCGTGCGCGCGCAGGCCGAGAAAGCCCAGCAGTTCGAGAAACAGGTGGGCGCGTACCGTTCCCAGGTCGGCGCATTCGATGCGCTGGTGAAAGCCAAGGTCGGGGTGCTGGAGTTGCAGATGAAGCAGCAGGGCGACTTCCCGCTGGAGGTGTTCAAGGCCAAGGTCGACGCCTGGCGCAGCAGCGCCGAGACGACCGTCGAGCAGGTACGCGCCGCCGCCACCGTCTACAACACCCGCATCCGCGCCTACGCCGCGCAGGAGAACGCCAAGATCGAGGTGGCCGACGCCAGCGTGCGCGTGGCCCAGGCCGATGTCGAGGCGCTGCTGGCCGAGGCGAACGTGTCGATCGAGGCCGGCCGCGCCAATGTCGGGCTGGTCGAGGCGCACGCGCGCATGGTCCAGGAGGGCATCCGCGCCGGCGCCTCGATGGCCGGCCAGCTGGCCGCCGCGCAAATCTCGGCCCAGAGCGTGCACACCTCCATCTCGCAGAGCAGCAGCATCGGCAAGTCCAACAGCTCGGGCGTCTCGACCAGCACGTCGTTCAGCAACGCGGCGGTCACGTCGACCAGCAGCAGCAACAGCATGAACGACAGCCACACCCACGTCTCCGGCCAGACCTGGAACAACGTGGTCAGCAACAGCGCCGGCCGCCACCGCAACAAGGGCGTGAGCACGTCCGAGTCGATCGCGTTCAGCAATTCCAGCGGCAGCTCGACCACCGTGCACTTCACGAACGCCGCATCGACCAGCCGCAGCTGGAATTTCTCCGACTCCGACGAGTGCGTCGACCGCACCGTCCACTCCGACTAAAGGCAAGCGATGGCCACGCCCGACGACGACAAAGACAAGCCGCAGCCCCCCGTTACCCCGCCGCCGCCCGAGGACCAGGTTCTCGCCGAGAACCTGGTCAAGCAGGGCCTGCTCGATGCCCACGATCTGGCGCAGGAAGCGACCGTTCGTGGCATGGCCGCGCTCGAAGCGCTGGCCTCGATCGACATCCAGATCCCCGAGATCCTCGGCCCGGAGATCGACATCCCGCCGATCGAGCTGGCCCCGGCCGGCCCGGTGCCGGTGTATCCAGGCGACCCGGCCGTCAACCTGCCCGAGCTGCCGGTCGCGCCCGCCGCGCCGACCCCCAGCGCGCTGGACGTGGGCGCGCCGCCCGCCTACGACCTGGTGCCGCCGCTGCTGGTCGACGTGCCGCTGCCCGATCCGTTCGACGCGCTGGTCCCAAGCCCGCCGGTGCTGGGCGACGTGCCCGCGCCGGTCGAACCCGACTTCACGTTGCCGGCCGTGCCGGATCTGGTCAGCCTGGCCCTGCCGGACGCCCCGACCTTCGAGGTGCCGACCTTCGCTGACACCGCGCCCACAAGCCCGGTCGCGCCCGATCTGGATTTTACGTGGCACGAAGTCGGCTACCAGAGCGACCTGCTGGCCGAGCTGAACAACCGTCTGCTGACCTTCGTGCAGGGCGCGCCGTCCGCGCTGCCGCCCGAAGTCGAGCAGCGGATCTGGGACAGCGCCGTCGACGACGAGGTGCGCGCCAGCGGCAAAGCCACCGACGACGCGGCGCAGGCCGTGGCCGCGCGCGGTTTCAACCTGCCCGGCGGCGAGCTGCTGCGGCTGGTGCAGGGTGCGCTGGAGGCCGGCGTGAAAGCGGATGCGGACGCCAGCCGCCAGCTGATGGTGAGCCAGGCCCGCATGGAGCAGGCCAACTTCATGTACGCCGTCTCCAACGCGCTGCAACTGGAAAACCAGCTGATCGCCCTGTTCAACCAGGTGCAGCAGCGCGCGCTGGATGCGGCCCGCTTCCGCGTCGAGGGTGCGATGCAGCTGTTCGATGCCCGCGTGAACCTGTACCAGGCCGACGTGCAGGCGTTCGGTGCCAAGGCCGAGGTGTTCAAGACCCGGCTTGCCGCCGTGCTCTCCCAGCTGGACGTGTATAAGGCCGAGCTGGAAGCGGTGAAAGCAAGGGGTCAATTGAACCTCCAGCTGGCCCAGCAGTACGCGGCCCGGATCGACGGCGTGAAAGTTATCGCCGACGTGTACCGGGCGCGCGTCTCGGCTGTGAGCCTGGCCGTGGCCAACAACAAAAATCGGACTGAGCTGTACAAGAGCCAGATCGAGGGGGCAGCCGCCCGCGCCAAGGCAGGCGCCCAGGCCGTGCAGGCTTACCTGTCGCAGGTCCAGCTGGAGTCGAGCAAGGCTGACCTGTTCGCCGCCCGCGTGGCCGGCTACTCCAGCCAGGTCGAGGCCTACCGCGTGCTGACCGACGCCAAGCTGTCCGAGGCCTCGATCAACTTCAAGCAGTTGCAGCAGTTCCCGATCGAGCTGTACAAGGGCAAGATCGCCGCCGTGCAGGCCGCCACCCGCGTCGAGGCGGCCCGGCTGGCCGCGACCGCCGAGGTGTTCGCCTCGCGCGTGGAAGGATACAGCACCGAGCAGCGCGTGGCGACCCGGCAGGCTACGACAGAGGCCGAGCTGGCCATGACGCAGGTGAAGCTGTACGCCAGCGCCGCCCAGGTGGCGCTGAACCAGGCCGTCGTCACCGCGCGCGCTTCGCAGGCCAGCGAAGAGACCGCGCAGGTCGGCGCGCGGGCGGCGATGCAGGTGGCGACCCAGCGCGCCGCCGCCGCCGCCAGTGCCCGCAACTTCACCGCAAGTTTCTCGGCCAACACCAGCAATTCGACCAACGTCAACGTCTCGAACACCAAGTCGTATTCGAGCAGCACCAGCACGTCGGATTCGGTGGCCAACGCCACCAACCGCTCGATCGGCACCTCGAAGACCACCGGCGGCGTCTCCAGCGTCAACAACAGCCAGACCTACAGCGACAACGAGACCATCAGCGAGTCGTCGAACCGCAGCAACTCGGAAGTGGTGACGAACTCGTCGGTCTACGACACCCGCAACGACATCCGCAACAACCAGTCGTACAGCATCAACACGCGCACCGAAGCGACCAAACAGACCATTTACAACCACAAAGCGTAACCGAGGACCCGACCATGCCGAATCTCGACGATTTGCTCGAACCGAACCAGCGCACCGCAGGCACCGGCGCCAGTGCGCGCCCGACCGGCGGTGGCGGGATCGCCCAGGCCGCCCAGCAGGCGACCATGGGCGCATCGACCGGCCCCAGCGTCAAGGTCGACAGCGCCGGCAACGCCCAGGCGCCCGGCGCGCCGCGCACCACGCTGCCGGCCACCGTCAACCCGTCCTCGACCGGCTCGCTGGTGCCGCAGGGCGAGGGCGCCCGCGCGCCGGTGCGCCCCGGTGCGCCCAGTGTGATCGACGTGACGCCGAGCGCACGCCGTCCGCCGGTGGCCAACCCGACGCTGCCGACCATGACCGGCAACGCCAACGCCGAAGTCGCGCGCGACACCAGCATGCGCTCGCAGATCCAGCTCGACGAGTACAAGCAGCAGCAGAGCCGCGCCGCCGCCGCCAACCGGATCAACAGCAACCCGGTCAACGCCGGCCCGCCGAACCCGAACGCGGCCACCATGCGCCAGCAGCTGGGGCTGTCGCCGACCCCGCCGGGCGCGGGCGCTGCCGGCGCTGGTGCCGCCGCAGCCGGCGCTGCTGGTGCGGGCACGGCCGGCACCGCTGCCGCCGAAGCCGGACCCGGCGCCAACGCCTCGCGCCTGGCGCGCGCCGCCTATAACGTCGGCGAGTTCGCCGGCAAGAACCGCGCGGTGCTCGGCCGAGGCCTGGGCGCCGCCGCCGGCGGCTATGTCATCTCGCACTTCAACGACTACAAGCTGAACGAGCCGGACGTGGATTCGTCTGCCACCGGCACCATGAAGGCGCTCGGCCATGGCGATTTCGCGGCCGTCGGCAAGAGCGCGCTCAAGGGCTTGAAGGAAACGGCGATGGATGTCGGCTCGGCCGCCGCCAACCTGGCCGACTACGTCATCCCCGGCAAGGCCCCGGTCTCGACCGAGTATTACAAGATGCTCAAGGAGAAATTCGGCGACAAGCTGATCGCGCACCCGTCCGTGATCGCCCAGGCTGCCGCCGCCGCGCCCGCGCCCGCTGCCAAGCCGGCGCCCGCCGCCGCCCCGGCCGCCGAGGCGAAGCCGGCCCCGGCCGCCACCAAGCCGGCCGTGGCCCAACCGGCCGCCAAGCCGGCCGCACCGCTGCCGCCGCACCCGCTCGACGTGGCCGAGGACCAGCGCGATGCCGCCCTGGCCGCCATCGAGCAGGAGGGCAGCAAGGACCCGCGCGCCGCGCTCTACCAGACCATCGACCACCGCACCGGCGTCACCACCTACCAGACCGCCGACGGTGGCCAGATCACGGTGCGCACGCCGAACCCCGAGGACAGCAAGCTGATGGAGCGCATCAGTGTCATCGACGGCCGCCCGGACGCCGGCCCGACCTTCGAGCACGAGGGCAAGGTCTACAAGAACGTCGTGGTCGGCAAGGACCAGCTGGGCTTCCCGATCACGCGCGCCGTCTCGGTCGACGGCAAGGTCAACAACTCGACCCAGGTCGACGACGCCAGCCTGGTGCGCCAGTACGACGAGGCCAAGAGCCGCATGGCCGGCGTGTCCGAAGAGGACCAGGCCCGGATCGACGCCTACAACGATCGCCAGAAACGCATCCAGGCCGCGCACGGCGCCTACGACGAGGCCGTCGCCAAGTTCGACGCCAGCGAGCAGGCCCCGGCCGGCAGCCCGGTCGCCAAGGCGGCGCGCGCCGCCTACACCCCGAACAAGAAGTTCGAGGCCGCGCTCTCGGCCGAGGGCGCGGACGGCGACTTCGCCGACTTCGCACGCTCGCTGATCCAGCAGGAAAGCGCCAGCGGCAAGAACACCAAGACCAGCAACCGTGGCGCGACGGGACCGATGCAGGTGCGGCCGGGCACCTTCGGCGACATGGCCGACAAGGGCTGGGACATCAAGAACGAGGACCACAACATGCGCGCCGGCATCCGCTACGCCAAGATGATGTGGGACAAGGCCGGCGGCGACCCGGCCCTCGCGGCGGCCGGCTACTACGGCGGCCCCGGCGGCCAGGCCAAGGCACGCGCCGGCGTGGCCGTGCGCGATCCGAAGAACCCGAACGCCCCGGACACCCTGCAATACGGTCAGGAGGTGGCCGGCCGCATGGGCCAGGCCAACGTGCAGCAGGTGCCGAAGACCACCGTCACCAGCTCGGACGTGCAGAGCGCGCCGGCCGTGGTCGCGGCCCCGGACGGCGCCGCCGCCGCGCAGGGTGCGCCGGCCAAGTACGCCCCGCGCCGCGTGCGCGATCCGCTGGCCGGCGCGGTCCATGTGATCGACATGGCGAGCGACGGCCCCGGCGTGATGCACCTGCCCGGCGGCTGGGACGATGTCCGCCAGGGCCTGACGATGGACGGCTACCAGACGATCCGCAGCGCCCTGGAGAAGAACCCGGAGCTGGCGCGCCGCGTGCAGGTCAGCAACGCCGGCGTTACCTACGACGGCATGAGGCTGCCGAGCAACGTGCTGGCAGGGGGCGAGGGCGCGATGACCGAGTACGCCAAGAACGCCAACCAGGCCCAGCTGTACGGCATGAACCCGACCGCCGCCGACATGGCCAAGCAGCAGCAGAAGGGCGAGCTGGACAACAAGGGCCACGAAATCAACGCCGGCGCGACCAAGTACACCGCCGACCAGAAGCTCAAGGGTGATCTGGCCCAGGCTGCCAACGATCGCTACCTCAAACTCAAGGGTGAAGTCAATGGCAAGACGGCGACCCAAGAGGGAGATAAGGTGTTCGACAAGCAAAAAGGGGAGATGGTGCCGAGTACGCCGGGCGCAGCTGCGGGTGCGGCGCACGACGGCCCGCCGAACATCGCCAAGCAGCAGTGGGACGCCGCCAAGAAGGCATTCATGGCCGCGCCAGACACGCCGGAAGAACGCGCCAAGTTCGATGCCGTGTTCGGCCCCGGCTGGGCAAAGAAAGTCCGCGAAGGGAAATAAGTCATGTCCGACGATACTCAGCCGAACCCGTACGCCCAGTTCCTGCAAAAGCCGGTCGAGCCGGCCCCGCAGGAAGCCGCTCCGAACCCGTACGCCCAGTACGCCCAGCAGCCGGCCGGCAGCAACCCGTACGCCCAGTACGCGGCCAAGCCAGCTGCGGGCCAGGTCGACCAGGTCCCGGTGCCACAGCGCAGCGCGATCGGCGAGATCCTGAACCAGGGCAAGGCTGGCGTGCTGGCGGATTTCCCGAAGATGGCGGGCCAGGCGATCCAGTGGACCTCGGACCCCGGCCGCCCGGTGTACGAGTTCGGCAAGAGTATCGCGGACTACGGCCGCCGCCAGGAAGCGCGCGCCGACCTGCAACCGCAGGAAGAAACCCACGGCATGCTCACCAACGCGCTGGCCGGTGGCGCGCGCATGATCCCGCAATCGGTGATCCCGGCCGCGCTGGCCGGTGTCGGCCTGGCCGCCAGTGGCGTGGCCGCGCCGGTGGCGCTGGTCGGCGGCGCGATCCTCGGCTCGGCCCCGGCCGGCATGGCGCAGGGCCAGGACACCCTCGACAAGGCGCGTCAGAAGGGCGGCATCAGCGAGCAGGATGCGCTCGAAGCGGCCCGCATCAACGCCCTGATCGAGGGCGGCTTCGAGGCGGGCGCGGCGATCGCCGGCGGCAAGCTGCTCGGTATCGGCGGCAAGCTGCTGGCCCGCTCCCACGCCGGCACCGCCGCCGCGCGCGAGCTGGAGGACATCACCAGCACCCAGGTCCTGAAACCCGTCCTCAAAGAGCTGCCCAAGACCATGGCGGCCGAGGTCGGCACGGAGATGATCCAGAACGCGGGCGAAGCCGAGGTCGAGCGCCGCTATGGCATCGACAACCACTCGCCGATGGACGCCGCGATCGACGCCATCTCGCCGACCGTCGGCATGACGCTGCTGATGGCGCCGTTCGGCCTGGTCGGCCAGTCGCGCCACGCCAAGGTCCAGCGCGAGAAGAACGACGTGTTCATGTCGGCCCAGGCCGATCCGCAGACCCGCCAGAACGTCGCCAACGAAATCGCGGCCCAGATCGAAGAGGTCGACAAGACGGCCGCCCGCAACTTCCGCGCCAACACCGGCCGCGCGATCGCGGCCAAGGAAGCGCTGCCGATCGACCCGACCCTGTTCGCCGACCCGAGCACGATCCAGCCGCGCAACCCGAACAACCCGCCGCCGCCACCGGGCGGCAATCCGCCGCCGCCTGGCACCTCCGCGACGGGCCAGCCGCCGGAAGTCGACCCGAACGTGGTCCCGCAGAATGCGATGACCGCCGCCGCCGCAGCGGGCGCAGCGGCCCAGGCCGAGTCCGAAGCCGCCGGCGGCGTCAAGCACCGCCGGCCGTGGGCGTTCCCGAAGAAGGAAACCGCGCAGAAGCAGGCCGACGCACTGTCGCGCCTGGACGGCATCCCGTACGAGGTGCAGCCGCACCCGACCAAGCAGGGCATGTTCATCGCCGTGCCGGTGCCGCCGCAGGTCGACCCGAACAACCCGGAAGCCGCCGCGCTGGCAGCCGCGGACGGCCAGCTCGACAACCTCGGCCAGGGTGCAGTGCCGCCGGCCACGCCGGAAGCGCCGGCAGCGCCGGTGGAAGCGCCGCCGCCCCCGGTCAACCTGCAATCGGGCGAGAAGGTGCAAGTCACGCTCAATGGCCAGGACATGTTCGAGGGTGGCACCCACGTCGTCGGCGTGTCGCCGGACGGCCAGTACGCCATGGTCGAGGGCCACGACGCGGCCGTGCCAGTCTCGGCGATCACCCGCATCGACCCGAACCTGAACGCCGCCGTCAACCAGGCCGGCAACCTCGCCGCCACCAGTCCGTCCAACGACCGCCCCGATCCGACCGAGGGCCAGAAGCGCGCCGGCAACTACCCGAAGGGACCAGTCCGTCTGCACGGCATCCCGATGATGATCGAGAACGAGCCGGGCACCGTGCGCGAAGGCACCGACCCGGACGGCGTCATCTGGCAGACCCAGATGAAGGACCACTACGGCTATATCAGCGGCACCAAGGGCGCCGACGGCCAGCAGGTCGACATGTACATCGGGCCGAACCCGGCCAGCCACCACGTCTTCATCGTCGACCAGATCAACCAGGATACCGGCGAGTTCGACGAGCACAAGGTGCTGATCGGCTACAACAGCCCGGAGCAGGCCCGTAAAGCCTACGAAGCCCACTACACCCAAGGCTGGCAGGGCGGCGAGAACATCACCGCCACCACCGTCGACGGCCTGAAAAAGTGGATCAAGGAAGGCGACACCACGCGCCCCTACAACCCGGCATATTTCCCGCAGAGCGAGGCACCGGCCGCCCCGGCCGCGCCCGCAGCGCCGGCGCAGCCGCAGCAACCCGCCAGCGGCCTGGCCGGCCTGCTCCAGTCCGCCACCCGCAAGGTCGGGATCAAGGGCATGGAAGGGCAGCAGGTCGCCGACCCGATCGCACAGGATCTGCTCAAGTCGCCGACCCTGCCGCACCTGGAGCGGGCGCTGAACGACATCGGCGTGAAGCCGACCGGCATCGTGGGCGCGGGCGCCAGCTCCATCGTGCTCGATGCGGGCGACCGCGTCGTGCGCCTGGGCATGGGCGAGAACGTCTCCGTGCCGAAGATCGACGGCATGATCCAGCCGATCGCCGCCGGGCAGGTCGACGGCCTGCGCTACCAGGTCATGCCCAAGGCCGACACCAAGGGCATCACCGAGGCCGATGTCAGCCAGCTGCAAGAGCAGTTGAAGCAGCAGGGCTACGAATTCAGCGATGCCGGCACCGACAACGTCGGCCGAATCAACGGCAAGCCGGTCGTGATCGACCCCGGCGCGGTCAAGAAGGCCCCAGCCGTGCCGATGCACGAGCGCCCGCTGGCCGACAAGGGTCTCACCAGCTACCGCTACAAGGGTCCGCTCGGCTACGTGATGATCGGCGCGCGCGACCACGACGACGCCCTGCGCGAAGCCAACCGCAGCCTGGAAAAGCCCGGCACGCCCGAGAACCTCGAAGTCTGGGACGGCCAACGCTACGTCGCCATCGACAGGACGCCCGCAGGCCCCACCACGTCCGCACCAAGCGAGCAGGCCAAGGCCCCGCTGTCCGAGCGCTGGGACAACGCCAGCGAGGACGATCGCAAGACGATGCTGCACGAAGCCGGCCGTGGCGACGTGGCCGACGACCTGGCCGACTTCCTGTGGGACGAGCTGCCGCCGGTGCCGCAGAAGGCGCTGTCCGACCATGATCGCTACCAGACCGGCCCCGGCAAGTCGGCCAAGCCGGCCGAGCCGGCCAGCCCCGATGAAGAGGCCAAGGCCAAGCGGGTCGCCGCCGCGCTGCCCGAGGCGCTGGACGTGCTGCGCGACCTGCGCAGGATGTCCGACGAGGCCAAGAAAGCCGAGGCCGAGGCCGCGCGCGCCAAGATCCGCCCGTTCACCGACGCCGAGTCGAAGGCGATCGACGGCCTGTCGATCGAGCAGGGCCGCGAGCTGAACCAGAAGCTGGACCTGGGCATCCAGAACGTCAACGGCATCACGATGACGAGGCTGCGCGAGCGCCTGCGCACGCTCCACCCGGACGAGGTGCGTCCGCACATCGAGGACAGCGTCAAGCAGATCGAGGCCGGCGGGTCGGTCGCCAAGGAAGAGGCCGACGAGCGCCCATGGAAGGATTCGCCGTTCGCCGATCGCGTCGACGCCGTGCTGGCCAAGCTGGAAAAACATTCCCCGGACAGCGTCAAGTTCTTCCGCAGCGGCTTCCAGACCGCCGCCCGGCACAACCAGCTGGACGAGCAGGCGGTCGCGTTCCGCGAGAAGAAGGCCGACCAGATCATCGCCGAGCAGACCGGCAAGACCACTAGCATCCCGTTCAAGCCGGTCGACGCGGCCGGCATGCAGAAGATCACCGGCACCTCGAACGCGCTGCCCAAGGAAATCGTCGCCGCCGCGATCCAGAAGTGGAACCCGCTGGCCGAGAAGCTGGCCGCCCTCGGCTACGAGCACAGCGAGGTGTTCGGCAACGCGCCGCAGGCCGCGCGCGAGCTGCACCGCCAGATGATGGACATCGCCAACGCGCTGATGGCGCTGGCGCCGCGCCGCTACCAGGTCGAGAAGGACAAGGCCACCCCGCTGCCGACCTACCCGGCCAGCGACCCGAACGGCCCGGCGAAGATCGAGGCGGATCGCAAGCGCCGCGCAGCCCACCTGCGCCACTGGGAGCGCGCCGAGAACGACGCCACCAGTGTGCTGGGCATCAATACCCGCGACTACCCGGCGATCGACATGTCGCGCCCGATCACGCTGGGCCAGGGCATCAAGCGCAAGGTCGGCGACATCGAGCAGGAGCAGGTCCACGACTATGAGGCGGAAGACGCCAAGCCGATGGTGATCGTCGCCTGCGGCAACGAGAAGCTGGCGGGCCGGCACCGCGCGATCGACCTGTACACCGGCAGCCTGTTCGAGACGCTGCACAAGTGGTTGAAGGACGGCAGCGCCGAGGTCTACATCCTCTCGGCCAAGCACGGCCTGGTGCACGCCGACACGATGCTGGACAGCTACGACCAGAAGATGGACGCGAAGCGCCAGAAGCAGCTGCTGGCCAAGGGTCTCGATGTCAAGGATTTCGAGGGCAAGAATTTCAGCGAGGTGTTCGTCGCCGGCGGCAAGCTGTACACCGAGCTGGGCCAGGCCTACGCCGAGCAGCTGCGCGCGGCCGGCTTCGTCGGCCCCGACGCCGAGGTCAAGACCACCACCGGCTTCATCGGCCACCACCGCAGCCAGCTGGGCGAGTACCTGCGCCAGATCGGCGAGCAGCAGCCGGACGCCAAGGCCGGGACCGAGGCCAAGCCGGCCGGCAAGGACACGATCGGCACCGAGCCGGTCGAGCGCGCCCGCCAGTTCCTGTACCGCATGCTGGGTCGCAGCAAGTTCGCGCGCCTGAACGCCGTGCACCTGGCCGGCGACCGCCGCGCGATCATGTCCGAGCTGCAAGGCAAGACCGTCGGCACGAGCACCGCCACGCTGGCCAACCTGCGCAAGGCCATCGTTGAGAAGGCCGGCCTGACCGGCAAGGACAACGCCGCGCTGGACCGCGCGATCGAAAAATGGGTCAACGCCGCCGAGCAGGTCGACAACAGCGGCGAGCTGATGCTCAAGCCGGGCCAGGGCAATGGCGGCGACAAGATCGGCGAGTTCCAGTTCGACACGCCGCGCGGCCCGGTGCGGGTCGAGGTCGACATCCCGTATTCCGGCCAGGGCAAGGGCGTCGTCAATTTCGCGCTGCACGGCGAGTCCGTCAGCATCACCGGCTACAAGTCGGCGATGGGCGTGCCGTATGCCGGCAAGCCGACCGAGGCGAACCTGCGCCGTGCCGCGCTGGCCGAGGTCGAGTGGGAACAGACCCTGACCGCGATCGAGAAGGCCGACAACCCGAAGAAATTCGCCGAAGACAAGGCGATCCACGAACGCATGGTCGAGAAGGGCAGGGCGGCCAACGAGAAATTGCGCGCGGAGAAGGAGCAGGCCAAGCAGGCCGCACCGGCGGAACCGCCGGCCAAGCCGGCGGGCAGAATCTCGCCGCGCGACAAGGTGCGCGCCCAGGACCCGTTCCTGGCCCTGATCGCCGAGCACGGCGTGAACCCGGCCCTGCGCGCCGACCTCGGCCTGGAGCCGGGGAACAAGGGCAACCGCTTGGTGCCCGGCTTCGGCCCGGTGCTGCGCGAGCACGGCAAGAACCTCGACGAGCTGGCGCTGCACGCGCGTGACGCCGGCTTCCTCACCCAGCAGGACATCGAGGACCCGGAGGACAATGGCGGCACCCGCAAGATCGCCGACATGATCCGCCTCACGGTGGAGGGCCGCGAAGTCATCCCGCACATCGAGGGCATGGTCGACACCGCCGCCGAGGCCGCCGCCCGCGTGGCCGAAAGCGAACTGGTGGCCCAGGCCGAGGGCATGGGCATCGACACCAGCCGCCTGTCGATCGACGACATCGCCGACGCCGTCCGGGAGCGCCTGGCCGAAAATCTGGCCGTCCCGGTCGAGGTGTATGATGACATCCAGAACGATGCCGAAAAGTTGCAGAACGATGTCACGATCGACGAAATCGACCGTGGCCTGGACGCCGCTTTCGCTCTCGAACCGCAACCCCAGGTATTGACCGATGAACAAGTCGACGAAATTTTCCGAGTTCCTGCGCAAGCAGCGCGCGGCAGCAACACTCAAGATGATGACGCCGGAACGCCGCGTCCAGGTGCTGAAACTGCTCAAGGCGCAGCACATCCTCAAGCAGCCCAACCCGCCGCAGAAGTAGACGGTTTCGCCCTCACCGGGCAGACCATCGACGAGGGCCGCGCCGCGATCGCGGCCGAAGAGGCCCGCAAGGAAGCCGAAGAGAAAGCCGAACGCGAGGCCGCGCGCCGCGCCCAGGCCGACCGCGAACGCGACAACTTCACCCTCACCGGCAGCAACCGCCCGGCCGACGTGCTGGCCGCGCAGGGCCAGACCAGCATTTTCGACCTGCCGCCCGAGCCGGCCAAGGAAGCCGAGAAAGCCGAGTCGAAACAGGTCGACGAAGAGGCCATCCTCGCCGCCCAGGAACGCAAGATCCTGGCGCGCGAGCAGCTCACCATGGACGACCTCACGCCGGCCCAGCAGGAAAAGGCCCGCGCCGAGGCGAAAAGCCGTCTCGTGAAGGACAAGCAGGACCTCGAAGTCCGCCTCGACGACGCCCGACGCCACAACTACTGGCACTCCTACAACGACGAGCAGCAGGCGCGCCTCAAGGAAGTCGAGCGCGACATCGCCGCCGGCTACCCGCCGAGCGACAGCGAGATCCTGACCGCCGCCGGCAAGCCGCGCCGCATGAAGTGGGCCGACCTGCCGTACATGCCGGGCCGCTCGCTCAAGGGCATCGAGCAGCAGCAGCGCTTCGAGCACGTCTACGAGCTGCTGGAGGACCCGAAGCTCGACCCCGCCACCCGCGCCAGGCTGGAAGAAGAGGCCAAGTTGTGGGAGACCACCCGCAACGTCGTCGACCGCGAGCAGTGGATCGCCAGGATGAAGCAGGAGGCGAAGGCCCGGATCGCGGCACGCGCTGCCGAAGCGGACAAGGGCGACCTGTCGCGCGAGGAAATCGCCCGCCGCCAGAACCCGGACACCTGGACCAAAGGTCTGCCGGAAGGCCCGGAGCGCGACCGCGCGATCTACGAGACCGTGCTGAACACCGTCGTCGCCAAGCTGCCGGCCAAGATGGCGCTGGACGAGCTGAAAAAGCTCGCCCTCAAGGTGCAGGAAAATGGTGGCGTGGCCACCTGGCTGTTCTACGACATGGTCAAGCGCAACATCACGGCCAAGTCGCCGAAGGACGCCAAGGATTTCAAGAAAGAGGTCGACACGCGCTTGAAACAGGGCGACCCGCCGTTCCAGGCCGAGCGGATGGTGGCCAAGGCCGAACCTGTCGCGCCCCTGACCCTGCCCGACAAGCTGCCATCGTCGATGTTCATCGACAAGGCGATCAAGCACGTCGGTGGCGAGGCCAAGTTCCGCCGCTTCGCCCAGGCCCACCTCGACGACCTGGCCCAGTCCGGCTATGTCGTGACCAAGGCGGATCTGGCCGAAGAGATGGACCTGCTGGCCGAAGACCTGCTGTGGGAAGAAATCAACGGCAAGCCGGCCCCGTTCCAGGTCATCAGCGAGAAGGATTACCCGCCGCTGCCGGGCATGGAAAACGCCGAGATTGACGATCCGGGCATGGAGCGCCTGAAGAACCTGTTCCCGAAGCCGGGACCGCTGGTGAATGCCGCCAAGCAGGCCGCCGGCGAGCTGCTAACGCAGGAGCAGGCCAAAGCCCGCCTGGCGACCTGGAAAGCCGAGGCCAAGCGGATCGGCGAGACCGGCAAGAACGCCAAGAAAGTGATCCTGTCGCTGTTCGACGCCTCGGGTGTCTGGAGCCAGCCGTACGTCGACGCCGGCTACATGGTCGTGCGCTATGACCTGAACCACGGCGACAACCTGGTCGAGCACTTCCCGATGCACGACATCGTGACGCTGCGCGCGGCCGGCTACGAAATCGCCGGCGTCATCGCCCAGCCGCCCTGCACCTCGTTCTCGAACGCGGGTCGCTGGTCGTGGCCGAGCCAGCACGGCACGCCGAGCCGCTACTTCATCAAGAAGAAGTACGGCGAGTGGGCCTTGAAATACTTCGACACCGCGATCGACGCCGCCGACACCCTCGGCATGGTGGCGCAGGCCGTGATCGAGTTCGCCGCGCCGACCGAGTTCTATGTGCTGGAGAACCCGCGCGGCCGGATCGCCGAGCGCCTGCACCTGCCCGACGCGCGCATGGTGATCCATCCGCACGTCTACGGCAACGCCTACACCAAGGAAACCCACCTGTACGGCGAGTTCAACACCGACCTGCCGACCGCCAACGTCTCGCCCAAGAAGGCGGACGGCGGGGAGGGCAGCCGGATCTACAACCTGCGCGGCACCAATGCCAAGGAACATGCCGAGCGCTCGCTGACCCCGGAAGGGTTCGCCTACGCCTGGTTCATGGCCAACCACGACCGCAAGGCCGTGGCCCCGCGCACGAACGTCGATGTGACCGAGGCGCTCACCCCGAACCCGTCGGATTCGCCAGAGCGCCGCAACCTGATCGCCCAGCTGGCCCGCGTGATCGAGGGCGAGCAGCTGCCGCCGGGCTGGTACGGCGACGTGAACCAGCCGCTGCGATTCGAGTCGGGCATGAGTGCGCCGAAGGACTTCGAGGGGGTGTTCGCCAACGACCGCAACGTCGGCATCTCGCTCAAGGAGCTGTCCGAGGGCAACCTCGATCGGCTGGCCAAGGCGATGGCGCAGACGGAACACGCGCACCTGTTCGTCGACACCGGCGCCTATTCGCTGTTCAGCGCGAACCAGAAAGCCAAGGCCTCGGGCCAGGCCGAATTCACCGAGTTCGGCGAGGGCGGCAAGGCACTGGACTTCGACAAGATCATGGACCTGCACGACGCGCTGGCGCGCGCCATCTCGCGCGCCGACGAGAGCGGCATGGCCAACGACAGGGTCTTCTTCGTGATGCCCGACGTGGTCGGGAACCAAGCGCTGTCGCTGGAGCTGGTCGCCAAGTACAAGAAGCAGATCGTCGACATGGGCCAGCTGCGCGCGATCGTGCCCTTGCAGGGCGGGCCGCTCACGCTGACCCAGGCCTACGAGAAGATGATGCAGAACCTCGGCTGGGACCCGAAGACGGATGTCTCGCCGATCATCGGCATCCCGACCGCCGTCGAGGGCGCCAGCAACGCCGAAGTCACCGAGCTGCTCAAGACCTACGGCGGCAACATCGCCGGCGTGCACATCCTGGGCGCGGCCACCGAAAGCAAGCTGGCCCCGCGCCTGGAAGCGATCCGCGCCGCCGGCTACGACGGCAACGTCTCGGCCGATGCGTTCACGCTGCGCGGCAAGATGAACGCCAGCACCCCGCGCGCGGTGGCGTTCCGCAAGATCGCCGGCGACCTGACCATGAAGGACGTGATGCCCGGCCGCCAGCTGGTCGACTTCGTCCGCTGGGACTACATCGCCGACCTGCCGGCCCACATCAAGGCGCTGGAAGACGCCCGCGACACCCTGCTGGCCGACCCGGAGTCGACCAAGGTGCCCGAGGGCATGACGCTCACGCTGGAGCGCAACGACTACAAACTCAGCATCGGCCGCCTGTACCTGGGCAGCCAGCCCAAGGCATGGGGCAAGGAGCTGGACCGCCGGCCGATGGCCGGGCAGATCGCGCGCGAAATCCAGAGCGCCCGCACGTTCCTCGAAGCCAACCCGGAACGCTCGCTGCCGGGCTTCGTGCCGCCGGGCCTGGCTTCGCTCCAGAAGCTGGCCGAGGCCAAGCCGGTCGAGGCCAAGCCGGTCGAGACCACGCCGGCCGCGCCGGCAGCGCAGCCGGACGCCAAGCCGGCCGACACCGAAGCCGAGGCAAGGAAACGCGCCTGGCGCGCGCTGGGCGAGCGGGTCGAGGTGCTGCTGCCGAGGAAAGCCGGCAAGCCGGCGCCGACCGAGGAAGCATTCGAGCGCGTGGCCCGCGCCATGGGCATCAGCATCGACGACGCCAAGGCCGCGCACGCCGTGTTCCGCTCCAGCGCCGCGCCGGTGCCGGCGCATGAAGTGCCGGACATGCAGGGCAGAAGCGCCGACGGGCAGAATGCGCTGTTCTCGCGCGCCCCGTCCAAGTATGCCCGCGAGAAGGTGCCGAGCGACCAGTGGCGCGTGCTCAAGCGCGACCACACGAAGCTGAACCCGGAGGAACAGGCCGCGTTCGATGCGTTCGTCAAGGAGCGCCCGGACGGCAAGCGCGTGCTGGCCCAGCTGAACATGCACAGGGGCACGCCATGGGCGCGCCAGGCGCTGGAGGGGATCTTCGTGCGCCAGGCCATCCTGTCGTACATCAACGGCGAGCGCCCGGCATTCCAGAGCATGATGGAACACCCGTCGGCCGAGTCGCTGCGCGCCATCCTCGGCCGCCACGGCTTCAAGGGCCTCATGATGCGCCTGGACGCCACCGGCTACGTCGGTGACGCCGAGAAGCCGGTGCACAACGTGTCGTCCTCGTTCATCAACTGCAACCCGTCGCTCGATTGCGCCAAGTATTGCTACGCCACCGGCGGCCACTACACCCGCACGTTCGCCGTCATCAAGGCCGAACTGGTGACGCTGGCCGTCGAACACGATCCGATCGAGGCCGCCCGCCGCACCGCCAAGGACTACATGCAGACGGCCGAGTTCGAGAACGGCAAGGCGCTGCGCCTGTTCGACAAGGGCGACGGCAACACCGCCTGGCTGCCGTACATCCAGCAGCTGAACAAGGAGGGCGTGCGCGTCCAAATCTTCTCGAAGAACCCGGAGTTCCTGCGCCAGGTGCCCGAGATGAACCTGCGCCTGCTGTCGATCGACCAGAGCAACCTGGGCGTGGCCGATGCCAACCCGGACCTGCCGGTCGCGTTCGTGTACGACAAATCGCCCGGCCAGCTCGAATTCGTTGCTAAACTGGCGATGCGCGAGCAGCTCGCGGTGGTGCTGCCGGTCCAGCTGGGCCAGCGGGTGCTGTCCAAGCCCGAGCTGCGCGAGTTGCAGGCGATCGACGGGGTGTCGCAGCACATCTGCCCGGTCGACGCCGGCATCCGTCCGCTGGGCACGAACACCTCCCCGGACCCGAAAGCATGGAACTGCACCAAGTGCGACGTGAAGGGCGGGATCGGCTGCTTCTTCGGCGCGCCCACCAAGGCCGTGAAGGCCCAGGCGGTACGCCCGGCCGACATGACCCCGCAGCAGGTGATCGCCGCGCGGCTCCAGGAACTGACGAGGGAAATCAATGAAATCACCGAAGGAATTGCTTCGCCTGCCGGATCTGCTCGCCATCTGGCCGCAGCTGGACCCGATGGAGCAGCTCGCCTACAAGGACTTCGTCGCGCGGTTGACGAACTCATGGGTCAACTACTCGCCCACTATGACGCCGGAGCAGAAACAGGAAATGCTGCGCAAGGCGGCCGTGGAAATGAACTACCGGATCGCGGCGTCCAAGCGCAATCTGGAGGCGATCGCCGAACCATCCCCATCGCCAAGGCCCGAGACGCCGACGGCAACCCGTTAGCCTCGCGCCGCGCCCCGCTGCCGGACGGCTTCCCGATCCAGGCCTTGACCGGCCTGGTCGAGAACCTGACCCATGGCTGGAAGAACGCCCCGGCCGGCGGCATCCACGCCGTCGAGTCGGTGGCCGACCTGCCGACCGAGCTGCTGGCGCGCATCCCGACCGACGCGCTGCGCGACCTGCGCGGCCTGTACGACCCGGACACCAACAGCGCCTATCTGGTCGCCGACCGCCTGGGCAGCGCCGCCGAGGCCGAGTTCGTGCTCGGCCACGAAGTGCTGGGCCACGCCGGCCTGCGCGCGATCCTGGGCGAACAGGAGCTGAACCGCGAGCTGAACCGCCTGCGCATGATGAACCCGGCGCTGGCCGAGGCCGCCCGGAGTCAAGCCGAACGCTTCGACCTGGATCTCACCACCGCCACCGAGGAAGCCCTCGCCGACTGGCAGGGTGAAGGCCGCACCATCAACGGCTGGCAGCGCTTCGCCGAGAAGATCCAGGCCGCCCTGCGCAAGATCGGCCTGCATGCGGTCGCCGACTGGATGGAGGGCAAGACCCAGGCCGAGACGCTGTCGCTGCTGGCACAGGCGCGCTCCGCCATCACCGGCGAGAAGCCGCTGGGCATCTTCGGCGGCAGGGAGGCGCTGCGCTTCTCCAGCGACCGTGGCGCGATCTGGACCTCGTCGCTGTCCGAGCAGATCGCCAAGCTGCCGACCAAGGCCGCCCCGGCGGCGCAGTGGATCAACGTCCTGAACGGCCTGCAATCGAAGGGCGTCAAGAACGACGAAATCGAGTGGTCGGGCGTCAAGGACTGGCTGCAAATGCAGGGCAACAAGGTCACGAAGGACGACATCCTGTCGTTCCTGGCCGATAACAACGTCCGTGTCACCGAGACCATCAAGGGCGAGCCGGACCCGGCGTACGACGCCCGCATGAAGGCCTACGAGGCCGAGAAGCAGGAATTCATCCGCCAGGCGGTCGAGGAAGAACGCAAGGAGTTCGAGGATAAGCAGGAGTCCGACATCCAGGACCGGATGGACGAAATCTACGGCAGCCACTACGTCGCCGAGGGAGAGAACGAGGACGGCGAGACGGTCTGGGAACTGCGCTCCGAGTACGCCGACTATGTGTACGACACCTACGAGACCGAGCAGGAGGCACAGGACGCGGCCGACGCGCTGAACGACGACGAGCGCGCCCAGGCCGAGACCGACATCCGCAACAGCATGGATTCGTTCGACGAGGGCGTGGCCGAGTGGCATGCCGAGCGCGCCTGGGACTATGAGCACGAGGAACCGACCGAGACCGAGGGCACCAGCTTCGAGAACTACCGTACCGTGCCCGGTGGCGAGAAGGACACCTACCGCGAGATGCTCATCACGCTGGACGACATCCCCGGCGGCCAGATCCAGAAGAGAAAAGCGATCTTCGACAAGTACGCCGACAAACTGGATGACATCCAGCAACAGCTGCTCAAGCTGCAAGCGGGGAACCCCGCCGCCGCCGACGCCCTGTACGCCAAGCGCGCCAGGTTGATCGAGCAGCGCGACCTCGAAGCGCGCGCCGTGGCCGGCGAGACCGACGGCTTCGGCGAGGATCACTGGAAGCAGGGCAACGTGCTGGCGCACGTCCGCTTCGACGTGCGCACCAACCCGGCCGGCGAATCGGTGCTCCAGGTCCATGAAATCCAGAGCGACTGGGCTGAACAGGGCCGCAGCCGCGGATTCTCGGATGACCACGCCCGCGAGCGCATGGCGCTGCAACGGGACATCGAGGCGCTGGGCGGCCGGGCCGGCCTGGCCCGTCGCCTGGACGAGATGGAAATGGCGTTCCAGCAGCGCACCGGCAATCCGGCGTTCCCGCCCAACGGCGGCACGTCGCACCCGGACTTCGACGCCAGCCCCGAGGGCCGCGAGTGGAACCGCCTGGCCGAAGTGTCCGAGCGCGAGCACGAGCTGGCCACCAACGTGCGCGAGCTGCACCCGGCGCCGTTCGTCAAGAAGACCGAGGCCTGGGTCTCGCTCGCCTTGAAGCGGATCATGAGCTACGCCGCCGAGAAGGGGATCGACCACGTCGCGCTGCCGACCGGCCAGCAGGCCAACGACATCTTCTCGCTGGAGAAGCGGGTCAAGATCGAGTACGCGCACAAGCCCGATGGCCAGGTGTGGCTGCACGTCACCCACGCCGACAATGGCAACACCGTGACCGAGCGCACCGTCGAGCCGAAGGAGCTGCCGCCGATCGTCGGCAAGGAAGTGGCCGACAAGATCATGCGCAAGGAGGGCGTCAGCCAGGACGATCCGACCCTGCGCGCCATGAAGGAGCGTGGCGAGCCGACCGGCGTGCACCGTGGCCCGGACACCCACTACGGCGAGTCCTGGTACGTCGACTTCCCGAACGGCGTCGAGCATGGCATCTACCCGAGCGAGGCGTCGGCTAAGGCCGCTGCCGACATCATCCGTGACACGGTGCGCAGCGACACCTCGTACCTGCTGGCTGGCGACGACCTCAAGATCGGCGGCGAGCCGATGCGCAAGTATTACGACGGCATGGTGGTCAACATCGCCAACGACCTGCTGAAAAAATTCGGCGGTGGCCGCGTGGCGCCGATGCAGGTCGGCGGCAAGGGCACCGAGGTCGAGGCCTCGGTCGAACCCTTCGGCACCGGCTTCGTCGTGCGCAACACCAAGACCGGCGAGTATTTCAAGGCCGAAACCCAAGATCCGGTCTGGACGCCCTACATCCAGAACGCCGCGTTCGCGCACGGCCGCTCGCTGGCCGAGAACTGGGCCGAGCAGCTGGAAGGCTCGGCCACGCGCACCCAGCCGGGCTTCGCCATCACGCCGGCGCTGCGCGAGCGCGCCAGCCGAGGCCTGCCGCTGTTCTCGCGCCAGGACGACGGCAGCAGCAGCCAGAAAGCCGCGCCGGGCGCCAACGTCCAGCGCCTGGCCAGCCTGCTCGGCCCGCAGCTGTACGGCGACATGGCCGACATGGGGCCGGTGACGGTCAAGGAGCTGTACCAGAACGCATTCGACGCCCTCAAAGGCTCGCTCGAATCCGGCAAGGTCCAGCATGGCCAGATCGACATCACCACCGACCGCGACACCCGCACCATCACGGTGACGGACAACGGCAACGGCATGACGCCGGCCATCATCAACAAGGCGTTCCTGACGATCGCCGGCACCAGCAAGGAAACCACCCGCAGCTCGGGCGGCTTCGGCATCGCCAAGATGCTGTTCCTGTTCGGGAACAAGAACCTGTCGCTGGTGACGGTGCGCGACGGCGTCGAATCGCGCCTGGAGACCACCGGCGAGCAGCTGATGGCCGCGTTCAACGATCCGAGCGCCGCGCCCGAAATCGTCACCCGCCCGACCAATGCGCCGAACGGCACCACGGTCACGGTGACGCTGCCAACGACGTACAACAACCCGTCGACCGGCCGCGACGACAACATCTACTTCCCGTCCGATCGGCACGACGTGGGCGAGACGCTGACCCGCTCGCCGCTGTTCGAGAACATCACGGTGCGCTTCAATGGCCGCGAACTCGAAGCCGGCAGCCAGTTCCCGAAGGACAAGTTCACCATCTTCTCGACCGTGAAGTTCGACTGGGGCACGGCGCGCATCATCGTGTCCAAGCAGGAAGAGAAGGGCTGGGGATCGAACTTCCACGTCCTGTCCAACGGCCTGTGGCAGTTCAGCCAGTCGCTCAAGGAGAACCCGTTCAACTTCGGCGGCGACAACGTGCCGCGCACCTTCTACATCAACGTCGAGCCGCGCGTGAAACCGGAGGAACCGGGCTACCCGTTCGCCCTGAACCGCAAGGGCTTCTCGCCGGCCGTGGCCGAGGACTTCGGCAAGATCCAGAAGTACCTGTCGGTGCTGTACGGCGCCAACAAGGCCGCCGAGACCGCCGCCGGCTTCGGCACCATCGAGTACGTCGAGGCCGACGGCACCGTCTCCAAGTCGGTGCAGCTGGCGCCCACGATCGACGACAGCGCCCGCGAGAACATGTTGCACATCAACGAGGGCGACGTGATCGAGGTGCACGACGGCCGCATGACCGTCAACGGCCGCGAGGTGCCCGAGCTGACCCCGGACAAGCTGTCGGCGGTCAAGATCGACATGAGCAAGTTCAAGATCGACCAGAGCCAGGTCGATCCGGGCAAGCCGATGATCCACGACAACGTCGACGTGACGCTCGCGCCGGCCGAGGAACTGGCGGTGGCCGAGGCCAGCGCCAACATCGACCGCCTGGAGAAGGCCAAGGACGCCGCGTTCGAGGTGTACGACAAGGCGATCGCCGAGCGCGACCGGCACCCCGACCACTCGCCGGAATGGCTGGCTGCGAACGTACGCGCGACCGAAGCCAATCGGGCGCTGGCCGCAGCGCGCCAGGCATTCTGGGACGCCCGCGATGGCTACCACGACATCAAGGATGCCTACCGCCAGGCACTGAAAGCGGCCAAGCCGATGCCGGTGACGCAGGCGATGCGCGCGCAGTTCGGCCCGCGCTTCGACCGCTTCCTGGGCGATCTGGGCCGCCAGTTCATGCGCCTGCGCGATGCGCTCGTCGAGAACGACAAGGAGTACGCCCGCCTGGCCGAGGTCCCGGTCGGGGTCTCGTTCGACCAGGACTACTACGGCGTGCACACCATGGTGCCGTTCCGTGGCATGTTCCTGAACCCGGCCATGACGGCGGTCGACGACGCTGGCGCCATGGGGCCGCAGGCCTCGACCAAGGCGATCGCCTACGCCATGGTGAGCACCATGATCCACGAGATGGCGCACTTCCGCGAGATGAACCACAGCGAGCGCTTCATCGGCGAGATGCAAAGGGTGCACGTCGTGCTCGATTCGGCGGATAATTTCAACCTGGCGGGCCTCAAGCAGGAGGTCCGCTCCATCCTCGATCGCAACCATGACATCTATGCCGCCCTCAACCGCACCTTCCACGGCGACTCTGTCGTCAATCGTGGCGTTAAACTCAAAGATGGGAGCAGCTACTCTGCTCGAAACAAAGGCGATGCTGACGCAGTGGATGGCGCTGGCCGCGCAGGAGCGACAAGACAACGCCTGGAGTCGCTCGCTGGCGATGGCGATCGAGCTGCTGCCGGACGTATCCGATACAGCCGAGCTGGTGACGAGACTGGAGCGGCTGGGGTACTGAACCGCGCCCGCTGGACCCCGGCGCGCATCGAGCGCCTGCTGGACCAGTACGCCTATACCAACGACGGCGCGCGCAGCAAGGCCTACGCCGCCTGGATCGCGCCGGCCGACTACCTGGCGCTGACCACGGCCAATGCCGAGCGCATCATCGCCGAGTCGAAACCGCTCGACCGCGCCGAGCTGGCCAAGCAAACCCAGGAAATCTTCCTGCACGTCGACGACCTGCCGCACGGCGGGCGCGATGTCACCGGCCACGAGGGCCGCCACCGCGTGGCCGCCCTGATGCAGGCCGGCGTCACCCAGATCCCGGTGACGGTCTACTCGTCGGTGGGCGCCCGCCTGACCCCGATGGACGAGCTGCGCCTCGATGGCCAGAACTTCGGCCACAGCCAGGCGCCGGGCGTCGACATCGTGCTGCACGACGCCACGCCCATCTCGTACGACAACCGCCGGCTGCTGGAGCAACGCTTCGGCCGCCAGGACACCGGCCTGCGCTTCTCGCGCGCCGCACCGCAGGTGCGCCTCGCGCCGAACGGCAAGCCGTCGAACCTGTCCGAGCGCCAGTGGCAGCAGGTGCGCACGCCCGAGTTCAAGGCCTGGTTCGGCGACTGGGAGAACGACCCGGCCAAGGCGTCCAAGGTGGTCGACGAGAACGGCGAGCCGCGCGTGGTCTACCACTCGACCCACGCCGACGTGGACGCATTCGACAAGACCAAGATCCGCGCACCGGGCGGGTTCTGGTTCGCCGATCGCCGCGACTACATCGACAACGTCTCGCGCGCCGACCAGCCCGGCTTCAACCAGATGCCGATGTTCCTGAACATCAGGAAACCGCTCGACGCCGGCCGCTACGCGATGGCCAGGAAAGGGGAGGGACCGTTCGACAACGCCGCCGTGCAGCGCAACCTGAAAATGTTCGGTGGCGACGGCGTCCGGCTGGACAACGGCCGCGACTCGACCTGGATCGCCATGGAGCCGCACCAGGCCAAGAGCGCGATCAGCAACGAGGGCACGTTCGACCGCGCCAAGTCCGACATCCGCTTCTCGCGCCGCGACCAGACCGCCACCCCGGCGTTCAAGAACTGGTTCGGCCAGTCGAAGGTGGTCGACGAGCAGGGCAAGCCGCTGGTGGTCTACCACGGCACGATCGTGCGCGACAACGAGCGCGCGCCCGGCATGGGCGACATCCGCGAGTTCGACCGCCTGTTCACGACCCGGTTCCGCTCGCACTCGCTCGACACGGTCGGCAGCTGGTTCAGCACCAACCCCGGCGAGGGCGGCGCGCAGATGTACGCCGGCAACGGCAACGGCTCGGCGATCTACCCGGTCTACCTGTCGATCCAGAACCCGCACGAGACGACGTTCGCGCTGTTCCAGCGCCGTGCGCGCCTGCTGGCCAATGGCGAGGATGACGGCCGCCGGCTGGGCCAGGCCGAGGTCGACGCCTATCGCAAGTGGTTGAAGGAGATGGGCAAGGACGGCATCAAGATCGTCCACGACCAGTACGCCGACAACGGCTCGACCGAGTTCCGCGACCAGACCGCCTGGGTCGCGCTCGAACCCGAACAGGTCAAGAGCGTCACCGGCAACAACGGCGAGTTCGACCGCAACAATGCCGACATCCGCTTCTCGCGCGAAGGGCACATCCCGGAGCCGAACGATCGGGGCAGCCGCCGCCTGATCCGCGCCAACCCGCAGCAGCTGGCCAGCTCGGTGGGCCGCAGCGTGAAGTCGATGACCTGGACCCGCAGCACCCGCAAGCTGTCGGACATGCGCTCGCTCGGCGTGCAGTTCCTCGGCCGCCTCCAGCTGACCGACGTGTACGGCCACCTGTTCCCGTCCAAGGTCGGCCCCGAGACCCTGATGGAAATCTACAGCGACCTGGTGGCCACCATGGACGCCGAGAAGACCGAGGGCGGCACCGAGGCCGACAAGATCGTCAAGCGCTGGGGCGGCCTGAAAGACAAGGACTTCCTGGCCGACCTGATGCACGACTCGACCCGCTGGGAAATCGACGCCTCCAACGAGACCTACCAGACCGGCGACAACTACGAGCACTTCAAGGACCTGCAAGAGCGCTGGAAGCAGCTGACCCCGGAGGCGCAGCAGGTCTACATCGACGCCGCCCGGATGTACGAGCGCCACTGGGCAGCGGTGAGGAAAGCCGTGCACGAACGCATCATGCGCTCGTTGCCGGACCACCCGACCCGCGCCAACATGGTGGCCCAGCTGGAGGGCGAGTTCTTCTCGAAGAAGGTCAAGGGAGTGTATTTCCCCTTGGCCCGCTTCGGCGACTACGTCATCACGGTGCGCTTCGTCGGCCGCAATCCGCGGCCGGACCAGGACATCGTCACCCAGGCCGTGGCGCGCGCCGAGACCCTGCACGAGGCCGAAGTGCGCCGCGCCGAGCTGCTCAAGGAGTACCCGCCCGAGCAGGGCTACGAGGTGCTGCCGGTCATCAAGGCCAAGGAGTACAACGCCGAGCGCGACTCGGTCGGCCGTGGCTTCCTGAAAAAGCTGTTCGGGGTGCTCGACGAGGCGCATGTCGACCCGTCGCTGACCGACTCGCTGAACCAGATCATCCTGCTCAGCATGCCGGACCTGTCGTTCGCCAAGAAGGGCATCCACAGGAAGGGCGTGCCCGGCTTCTCGGAGGACGCCCGCCGCGCGTTCGCCCACCACATGCAGCACGGCGCCAGCTACCTGGCCAAGCTGAACTACTCCGACCGGCTGGTCGAGACGCTGGACGCCATGCAGCGCCACGTCGACGAGCGCGCGCCCGATCCAGCCTACGCGCAGATCAAGGCCCAGCAGGTGGTCGACGAGATGGTCAAGCGCCACGACGCCTACATGAACCCGGTGGCCAGCCCCTGGTCGGCCAAGCTGACCGGCGCCGGCTTCCTGTTCTACCTGGGCCTGTCGCCGGCCTCGGCGATGGTCAACCTGATGCAGACCCCGACCGTGGCGTTCCCGCTGCTGGGCGGCAGGTTCGGCTACCGCAAGGCCAGCAAGGCGCTGTACGACGCCTCGAAGCTGGTGATGAAGGGCTGGAACAAACTCGAAGGCCAGATCACCGGCGACGAGAAGAAAGCCTACGACGAGTGGGTGCGCACCGGCCAGATCGACCTGACCATGGCGCACAACCTCACCAATGTCGCCACCGGCCGCGACACCGTCTGGAAGGGCCACGTCCGCGACTACATGGAAAAAGCGGCCTGGATGTTCCACCACGCCGAGCTGTTCAACCGCCAGACCACGCTGCTGGCGGCCTACCGCCTGGCCAGAAAAGAGGGCAAGAGCCACGAAGACGCCTACCGGCTGTCGGTCAAGATGAACAACGACAGCCACTTCAATTATGCCGCGTCAAATAGGCCGCGCTTCATGCAGGGGCCGATCGCGCAGGTGGTGTGGCTGTTCAAGCAGTACGCCCAGAACCTGCTGTTCACGTTCGGCCGCAACGCCTACCTGGCGTTCGGCGGCAACTCGAAAGAGAAGAAGCAGGCGCGGCGCACGCTGTCGGGCCTCTTGGTCACGCACGCCATGACGGCCGGTATCCTGGGCCTGCCGGCGGTGACGACGCTGCTGGGCGTGGCTTCGCTCCTGGGCAGCGACGACGACGATCCGTGGGACGCCGAAATCGCGCTGCGCCGCTCGCTGGCCGAGTTCTTCGGCGAGCTGTTCGGCGATGCGGCCGGCGAAGAGTGGGGCCGCATCCTCTCGCACGGCCTGTCGCGCTCGAAGTATTCGCCGTGGGACATCTCGGGCCGGGTCGGCGCCGATCACCTGATCGTGCCGGACGTGCAGGAAAGCGTGCAGGGAGCCGATGCGTTCAACGCCTACCTGGCCGGCCTGCTCGGGCCGGTGGTGGGCATGGGCGCGAACATCACCAAGGGCGCCTCGATGGTGCTGCGCGGCGACGTGGGACGCGGTGTCGAGAACATGCTGCCGGCGTTCATCAAGGGGCCGTTCAAGGCGATGCGCTACTACAGCGAGGACGGCGCCAAGGACAAGCACGGCGTCACGATCGTCGACGACATCACCGAGGCCGAGTACGCCGGCCAGGTGCTCGGGTTCTCGGTCTCGCGCGTGCGCGAGCAGCAGGAAATCAAGTCGGCCGAGTACGAAGCCGACCGCGCGCTCCAGCACCGCCGCCAGGTGCTGCTGGAGAAGTACGCCAGCGCCGTGCTCAAGGAGGACGAGGGCGACCGCGAGAAGGCGATGGGCCAGATCCGGGCCTACAACGAGAAGCACCCGAACCGCGCCATCATGCCGCTGCACCTGATCCAGAGCGTGCGCAACCGGGTGATGCGCCGCGTGCAGGCCCAGGACGGCCTGTACCTGCCGGCCAAGCGCGGGATCGACGCCCGCCAGTACGGCGATTTTGGCAACGCAGACAAGGAGGACTGATGTACCGCACCCGCCCCGCCGGCGTGCGGGGCTGTTTCACCAACCACACCGAGGGATAACAGCCATGCCATCGCAAGAAACGCAAAACGCGCTCGCCGTGCAACGGATCGAGGCACTCGAAGAGAAGGTCGCCCGCCTCACGGCCGACCGCGACCAAGCATTGAAATGGGGAATCCTGACCCTCGGCAGTGCCGTCGTCGGCCTGCTCTCGTGGATCGTCACCTACTTCAAGGAGCACCTCAAATGAGACCGCGCCACCTGGTCGAAATGCGGGTGTTCCACTGGCTGGCCGTGCTGCTGGCCGTGCTTGGCGCGCTGGTGATCGCCGGCCAGCTGTTCGGCGCCTCGATCGAGACGCCGTACCTGCGCTACACCAACTCGCCGTTCCCGGCCGCCGGCCCGGTGCGGGCAGGGGAGGCGGTGCAGCTGGTGGTCGAGCGCTGCAACGACAGCGGCCGGCATCGCGGCTACATGGTTTCACACCAGCTGAGAAACCTTGATACCGGGATGGTGACGATCCTGCCGGACGCGCTGGTGATGATCGAGCCGGGCTGCACCACGGCGATCAGCCGCCTGAACGTGATCCCCAGCGGCACCGAGCCGGGTCGCTACCGCGTCACTGGCCGCGCCACCGTGCACGGCTTCTTTTCCCAGCACGACGTGACCTGGGAGTCCCAGGCGTTCACCGTCCTCGAAGGAGACAAACCATGATCCTGACCACCTTGCTGTCGATGCTCGGCGGCGGCCTGATGCGCCTGCTGCCCGAGGTGTTCGCCATCCTCAAGCAGCGCGGCGACAACCAGCACGAGCTGGCCATGCTCGACAAGCAGATCGCGCTGGAGCAGACCCGCTCGGCGATGCGGCAGGACGAAATCCGCACGCAGGGCGAGGCCGACCTGAGCCTGGCGCAGATGGACGCGCTGAGCGAAGCCCTCAAAGGTCAAATGCAACTAACCCACATGTGGTTCATCGACGCCCTGAACTTCGCCGTCAGGCCGACGACCACTTTCTACCTGCTAACAATGTATGGCCTGGCCAAGCTGGCCATGTACCAGATCGCGCTCGCGCACGGCACCAGCGGCTGGGAGGCCATCCTCAAGGTCTACGACGAAGAGGACCGCGCGATTCTCTCAGGAATTTTGTCATTCTGGTTTGTCGGGCGTTCTATTGAGAAGGGGAAACGTTGAACGCGGCACTGGAGCTGGCGCTGCGGGTCATCCGCGCGTTCGAGGGCTGTCGGCTGCGCGCGTACCTAGACGCCGTGGGCGTCTGGACGATCTGCTGGGGATCGACCAGGGGCGTGAAGGAAGGTGACACGGCCACCCAGACGCACTGCGACATGCTGCTGGCCAGCGAGGCCGGCGGGTTCATGCTGCGGGTCTTGCAGCTGTGCCCAGAGCTGGCGCCGTACCCGGCCCGGCTCGCCGCCGTCACCTCGTTCGCGTACAACCTGGGCCTCGGCAGCCTCTCGGCCTCGACGCTCAGGCGCAAGATCCGCCGCAAGGACTGGGATGGCGCTGCCGCGGAATTTCCGAAGTGGAAGTTCGCCGGCGGGCGCGTGCTGCGCGGCCTGGTGCTGCGCCGGGCCGCCGAGCGCAGGATGTTCGAGGGCGGGTAGCAGCAAAGTAGTGTCCCGGCCCGAACTGGCACTTTGGTGCCATGCCCGTCCACCGTCAATGGTGGACGGGCTTTTTGTCGTTTATGGGCGTCACGGTCGCCGGTGCGTTCTCGGTCAGGTCGCGGTAGACGCCGTCGTCGTCCATCAGCAGGGGCATCATCTTGAGTTGCAGTCCGCCGCTGGGCGTGACGAAAGCGCCGTTGAACATCAGCAGCAGGCTGCGGCCGTTGGTCGACGCCATCGTCACCAGCGCCTCGATCGACTGGCCGTTGTAGTCCAGCTGTACGCGCTGGCCGGTGGTGAAGGTCGTCATGGCATCACGTACTCGGTGCCGTCCGGCTTGACTCGCCGTCCAGAATTCGGATGCCTGTGCCAATTGCTGGGTTCGGTGCCATCCTCGCCGGACCACGCATCGAGCGCGGCCCTGGCCTCGTCGTAGCTGGAATAGCACCAGCGGCCATCGGCTGCGTGGCCCCACGGCGTCACGTCGGCCAGCAAGGCCCAGGTGTACATGAGCTTCTGGATGCAGCAGATCCGGCCGGCCTTGACTTGCAGGTCGGTGACGAAAGGTTCCCAGTTCTGGCGCACGGCAGCCAGTTCCTGGTCGAGCAGGTCGGGGGAGTCGAGGTTCATGGGCCGGGATTATAGCGCCCGGCGGCCACAAACGGCGCCCTCTCGCTCGCGGATATATCCGTGAACGGCTGCCGTGCGACCTGGTCCTGGCCGCCGGTGCTACGCTGTTTTGGATCCAAAACGGGGAGGGCACCATGGACTTCTTCACGCGCCGCGACCTGGCGCTGGCGGTCGAGACGATGCTGACCTACGAGACCAACAGGCCAAAGCTGCTGGGCATCCTGAGCGGCATCAAGCGCCGCGCGCGCGCCCGCGCCGTGGTCGCGTTTGCGCACGACTTCCGGCCGCCGCCGCCCGACCAGTCGATGACCACCATGCAGCACGTCCTGCTCGACGTGTTCGGCCGCGCCGTCGGCCACGGCAGCCTGCAACACGAGTTCGCCACGCCCGGCCGCAAGGCCGACGACCGGGTCGACCAGGCGCAGCTCGACGCCTGGCTGGCCGCGCACCGCGAGCGCTTCCAGATCGAGGGCGGCCGGCTGCTGGGCCAGCTGAACCAGGAGTGGCGCGTGTTGACGAAGGAGGCCTGGCACCGCGCCGAGCAGCTGCGCAGCGACGAGGCCAGGTAGGACCGCCTCCGCTTGCGGATATATCCGTGAGCAACGGGGCGCCGTTAATGGGAGGGCCGGCCGCAGCCAGTGACCTCACATCTTGGTTAGTTGCATTTTGGGTTTAGTCGCCCAGCACGTAGGGCACGAACTCGGGCGGCAGGACGACGTTGTCGGTGACGCCCGCGAACATCGGCCCGATCTGGTCAGGGGTATAGCCAGCCAGGCCGCAGCCGATCGGCGTGAGCAGGAAGCGCAGTTCCGGGCGCACGATCGCCACCGACTTGAACGTCTCGACCTTGCGCGCAATGATGTCCAGCGGCAGCGGGCGCAGCAGCGCGTCCTTGGTCGGGATCGCATAGCTCGATCCTTGCAGCCCCTCGGCCTGGCCGTAGATCGCGCCGTACCGGGTGCGCGCGGCCAGCGCCGCGCCCTTGCCGTGGCGGCCGGCCATGTTCGAGCCGAACACGAAGATTTCCCGCAGGCGCTCGGGCACCTTCCAGACGGGCAGGCCGGCCGCTTCGGCCTTGGCCACCATGTCGGCGGTGCCGTTGTTCCCCTTGAACGCGACCACGGCCTCGGGTTTCCACTTGGCCAGCATGACGCTGTTGCGGATCAGGCCGGCCGCGTGGCCGTAGTGATTCCAGTCGGCATCCTCGGTTTCATGTGGAACGCCGCGCAACCTGGCCCACTCGCGCGCGAGCCGGTCGGCACCCAGCGCGCCACCCTCGATCAGGAGCGTGATGACGTGCTTGGCGTGCACGGCGTCGAGCGCGGCATAGACACGCTCGCGGTCGGCGTACTTGCGCCCGCCAGTGACCAGTACCCGCATCAGTCGTCGTCCAGCAGGAATTGCAGGCGCTCGGACAGCTCCCGTTGCAGCCTGTCGCTGGTGCCGGTCGACGGGGCCGGCGAGACCCGGCCCCTCGCTTCGCGCGAGACGCCCGGCGGCGGCTTGAACTTCTTCATCCTGGGGGCGGCCCACTGCCTTGCCGGCGAGACCGGCTTGGGATCGGCGGCGTCCGGCCAGCGGAAGTGCTTGCGGGCGATACCCTGCGGGACGTACCACAGCTCGTAGTCCGGGTCCCAGCGCGCGCCGAGCGCTTTCGCCTCGTCCTTCTCGGCGTAGGGCACCTGGAGGAAACGACGTGCAGAATTCGGCTTGTCCATTTTCGATCAGTCTCCCATGACGCGCTGCACATAGGTGGCGCCGGCGATCCAGGCGTCGACCAGCTCCCACTCGACGCACTTGCGGCCGGCCTCAAGGCGGGCGTGCGCGAGCCAGGTGTCGAACGCCGGACGCGATCCCTCGGTCGGGTAGTTGCGCGCGGCCAGCGAGGCGCACCAGACCATCCAGCCGGTGACGCGGCCGGACTGGCCAGCGATCCAGGCCTCGAACCGTTCCTGCTCCGTCATACCTTGTTGTGTTCTTTGTCGGTCATGGTTATTCGAGCGTGGCGTTGTCGACCAGGGTGTCGACGGCGGCGTACAGGGCGCGGCGCAGCCATTCCTTGCCCATGCCCTCGGTGTCGGCCGTCACCTTGCCGTCCTCGATGTGAATGCTGCATTGGCCGAAGCCCACCGTACGCTGGCCCCAGTCGAAATACAGGTTGGCAGCGTGGATGCCATCGAGTGGGACCAGGATCGGCAGCTGGAAGTTCGGTTCGCCACGGCCTGGCAGGGGAATCTCTAAATCGTCCATTACATTTCCTCAAATGGATTTGACATAATGCTAATTATGCGCGCGGACAACAGTTATGGATTTGCGGTAACTGCTCGAGATAAGTTGCGGTCAAGCAATCGCATCAGTTTCAAGTCCTCGGCCAGCATCTTGCGCATCACCTTGGCGGCGCCCTTGTTCATCAGCTTGATTGCGCCCTTGAGTTCGGCCAGCGCACCGGGCCGGCGCAGCAGTGCCACGCGCGCATGGCGTACCTGCGTCAGCGCGGCCAGCGCTTCCAGCTCGGCCTCGGACGGCGGTGTCCAGGCGTGTGCTGGGCGCGCGAGCAGCGCGCGCTTCTTGTGTCTCATGTTCATGTCGGTCTTTCGTTGATGGGGTCGATCTTCGGCATCTTGAGGCCGAGCTTCTTCTCGATTTCGGCGATGATGTCGTCCTGGGTGTCGCCATACAGGATCACGATCACATCGTCCGGGCCGGCCTTGCCCACCTCGCTCATCTTGATGAGCATGGGGTCGCCAGCTTTCAGGCGCTCGATGTTCTTGGCCTCCAGGCCGAACACGACGAGATTGCCGCTGCGTGCTTTAATCATTGGTCGTCCAGGTATTGTTTGCAGTTGCCGCAATAGCGGTGTCGGATGTCCTGCCGGTTGTACGAGGTCATGCCACAGTCCAGGCACTTGATGCCGGGATGCGGCTCGTCGACCAGCAGGTAGCGCAGCCGTGGCGGGCCGACCGCCACCAGCCCGAGCCGCTGGCGCCAGGCCAGGCAGGCCTCGGGCGGGCCGATCACCATGTTGCAGTGCAGGTGGCCGGACAGCACGCTGTCGATGATCCAGCCCGGCTCGTCCTGCGCGCGGTGCTTCTCCCATGCCGCCATCAGCGCAACCAGGTCGTCGACCGGGATCGCGCCCTCGATCACCACGCACTCGTTCATACGGCTGACCGTGTAGCGGCTGGTCACGAGGTCTTGCCCGCCAGGTCGGCGCGGATTTCGTTGGCCATGCGCTCCAGCAGGGCCGGCAGCACGAACAGCGTGTCGGGAGGGGCCTGCACCGAAAACCCATGGCCCTTGTTGCCGCTCAGGACGATGACGACCGCGCCGATCGCTTCGGCCTTCGCGCGCACCACGGTGCAGAGGTCGTCGTACTTGCCGGGATTGTCGAGTGTGTGCAGCATCATTTGTCCTTGTTCGGTTTCGGCGGGAAGAACTCGCGGATGTCGGCGTACTTCATTTCCAGCGGGCCGCCCCAGGCCATCGAGATGGCCCAGTCGGCCTCGCGGGTGTCGATCATCGGCAGCCGGATCTTCTGCCCCGGCACGATTTCGCACAGCAGGTTGTCGATGTCGACGATGACATGCAGGCGGCAGGCCAGCGGGCGCTGCGCGTAGATCGAGCAGGCGTTGTTGACAAGGAAGCGGCAGGCCACGCCGTCGTACCTGGCGCGGATCTTGTCGACGTACTGCAAATCGACGTTGAACGCCTTGGGTGTGACCATCTTCGCGCCGGTCGCGGCGGCGATCGCCTTGGCTTCGTCGAGGTGGATCATCGTGGCCATGTGGCAGCAGTGGCTGCACCCCTTCCTGCACGGCACCAGGCCCTTGCTCGCCTCGCCCATCTTGTCGGCCATCTGCTGCAACAGGATCACCTTGGCCTTCGGACTCTTGGCGGCCTTGGCCTGGTTGGCAAGCAGGCTCATGCCGGCCGTGTCGAGGCGCTGGTTGATTTGCTGCGTCACGCGGACGGCGTGTTCGTGGCGGGCCGGATCGTTCTCGGCCGCGCGGATTCTCTCAAGGTCTGCCATTCAATGCTCCCCAAACGTGGCAGCAAGGATAGCAAAGTAGCGCAGGCCGCGCGGCAGGAATCCGACGGCCCAGTTGCCGAAGTCATCGGCTTCCTGGAACGTGTTGAAGCAGCTGGCCAGGCGCACGTTCTGGACGGTTGTGAAGCGGATCTGGTCGTCAGGGGATGCCTGCTCGTCGTCCAGCAGCACGAAGCCGTTGCACAGCGCGACAAGGTACGGGGCGCTCATGCCCTGGCCCTCGCAAGTCGTGCAAGGTAGCGGCCCTCCCTGCCATTGCGGCTGGTCGACGACACGCTGGCTTTGCGAAGCAGCTGGGCGACGTGATAGACGGCGCGGCGGTGGCCGGCCCTGGCCTGCTCGTCGGTTTCGTAGCGCTCCATGTACTCGTGGTCGCGGGTCTTGTCGAAGATCATGGTCTCGTACAGAACCGGCGCGCCCGGCCCGTAACGATGGTTCAGGCCAAGGAACACGGTGGACACATGGGCCGTGCCCAGTCGGGTGCTGGCCACGCGGCGCTGGTTCGACTTCTCGAACCACCTGGCCCAGGTCATGAGGTCGACGGGAACCGGGTTGCGGTCCCGGTCGAGGATGTAGTGCTGGTGCGTCATGCTGTCTTGCGTTCGGTGGAGTTGAGCAGGCCGTTGAGGACCCGCTTGATGTCGGAGGTGCTGCCGTTGACCAGGATCAGGCGGTCCTTGAGGTCGCGCTTGAGGCGGTTCTGCATGGTGTGGCTGGTCCACTTCGTCATCAGGATCACCTTGTCGCAGTTGGCCACGCTGGCGGCGATGTGCGGGTTGCTGTTCTCGATGAAGGTGAACTCGATGTCGGGGAACTCGCGCTTGAGTTCGTCGGCAAAGGTCAGGCGGTTGTTGCAGATCCCGACCGACAGCTTCTTCGGTTTCGGGTCTAGCTTGGCCAGGCCGGTCATGGCGGCGGTGATGCTGGTGACGCTGGCGATGTGGGAGGCCGGGCTGGCTGGTGCCTGCGGGCTGCCTGCCACCTGGCCAGCGAGTGCCTGCACGATCATCGGCACCAGCTGGTTGCCCAGCTGCTGCACCACCAGCTCGACCAGCGGGCGCAGGGCCTGCTCCCATGGGTTCGGTGGCGGCGGTTCGGCGGCGGCTTGCCGCTTTTCCTCGAACACCTGCAACGCCTGGGCATGGGCGGCAGCCGCGGCTTCGGCCTTCATGCGCCGCACTTCCTTGAACCCTTCCAGCAGGTGGCCGCGCAGCTTGTCCATGTTGGCCGTGCGCAGCTGGCGGCGTCGATCGTTCGGCAGCACGCGCTGGGCCTGCATCAGGTCGGTCACGGTCAGCGCGCCGGTCGTGTTGCGCTCGGCATACTTGGAGTGCGGGTGCAGGCGGTCGATTTCCAGTGCAATCTCGACCCATTCGGCGGCGCTCCAGAAGATCCGCTGCTCGCCGGCCCGCGAGAACGTGACGGGCGACGAGGCAGCTTGGGCTGGCCGTGGCGTGGCCCTGGTCGGCTCGGGGGCCGGTGCCGGTGCCGGTTTCGGCTCGGGTGCCGGCTTGGGGTCGGCAGGCTTGGCCTGGAGGCCGAAGTACATCGGGTCGCGTTCGCGGCGGGCGCGGGCATATTCCTGCAACAGGCGGGCGGCCGGTCCCTTGAGCCACTTGAACGAGCGGCGCCGGCCCTCCTGCATCATGCTGGCGGCCAGGTTCAGCTCGCGCAGCGTCATGCCGGCGAGGTCGCGCTCGGTGGTGGCCTCGATCAGGTTCAGCTGCGGAGACATCGTGTGCAGGGCCAGCGCGCACAGCTTCCACTCGTCATCGGTCCAGCGGATCTTCGTCTGGTGCTGCTTATTGCCCTTGGGGCGCTCGGCCGGTGCCGGTGCCGGTGCCGGTTCCGCTTCCTCATCCACTTCGACTCCCTGCACGGCCTGGGCCGGGACAGGTTCGGGAGCGGCCTGCGGCGCGTTTACAGGCTCCACAGGCTGCGCAGGCGGCTCGGGTGGGGGCGTCGTAAAGGCAGGCTTCGTAAATGGCGACAGCGGCTTCCTGGTGGCTGGTTGCGGGTGCGCGGTGGCGGCCATGATCTGGTCGCTGACAACGTCCCTGCCCGTCACCCGCATCAGCGCCGGCACCAGGTCGCGTTTCAGGCGATTGAGCTTGGGCCGAAGGGCTTGCCGGTGCGGCGCCATCTCGGCCTCGATGATCGGGGTCAGCTCCAGGTCGTTCAGGTCGATCTGGTGAGGCTGGGTAACGCGGTCAAAGCCACGGCCCGGATACTTGAACAACAGTTTGCGGGCAAGGGCGTCAAGTTCGGTGTCGGTCCAGATGCTTTTGCTCATAGGGGGTTGTCAATGTTTGGTTTCTTCTTGTTATCTATCGTACCCGCTTTGCTTTCAGACCAAAAGTAAAGAATTGCAATCACACATTAAAAGACCGGCTTTCATATTGACAGGCTGTTGTCTAGGAAACACACCACGGTAACTGATTGATTTGAAAGCAAAAAAAAGCGTGCATATCAGCAACGTGAGAATTCGTGAGAATTTGTAGGAGCGGTCCTACTGAGCGGTGAGAATTTCTCGAATCTGTGTCATTTTCACTAAGCGCGCTTTACAAGCAGGACTTGGTGAAACTGACCCGGATTGCATGACAGAAGCCACTACAACATGATGGCTCGGGGCCTTTAGGTAAAAGAATGGTTAAAGACTGGTTAACGCTTGTGGAAAAGTAGCGTAAGTTGTTGATAAGTTTGGCCGTTTTCCACACCCCTGTCGGGTCAGTTTCACTTTTGACCGTGTCAGTTTCACTTCAAACCGTGTCAGTTTCCGCGCAAACCGTGTCGGTTTCACCTGAGAATTGCTCCAAACCGTGTCAGTTTCACCTCAAACCGGGTCGGTTTCACCCGCTTCCGGGTCGGTTTCACCATCTCTGGCCGTCTCATACCGTGTCGGTTTCACTGGTTTCTGCTTCCTCTTCCTCTTCCTCTTCCTTCCTGGCCGCCCGGACGACGTGGACCAGCACATCTCCCCGTCCCTCTTCCAGGTAGAAGCTCTCCAGCACCTCGGCATCGACCAGCCTTTGCAGCGCCGCGATGATGACCCGCTTGTTCTCGTACGGGTCCTCGCGGTGCAGGTTGAGCATCCTGGCCAGCGACGACACCTTGACGCCGTGCGGCTCCTTGTTGCTCATGAAGTATTCCTGCAAGTTGCGGGCGACACCGTGCGGCAGCTTCTTGCGCTGCTCGAACGGCAGCAGCGTCAGGTAGGTCCAGGCGAACAGCGAGAGGATTTCGATGTTCAGCGGGATCTTCCACTTCACGTTGTTCTGGGGGATCTGGTCGACCACCTGGGCGCCCTCGGGATCGTATTCGACGCCGTCGCTTATCATCGACATCATGATGCCGGGCGGGGCCGGCTCGTTCTGGCTGGGCTTGGCCTTGTCGGCCTCCAGCAGCGCGTGGTACAGCCTGGCCAGTTCTTCCTCGTTCGCGCCGCTGCGCCGGGCCTGCTGGTACGCCCTGGCCTTGCGCAGGCGCGGCGAGGACACATTCAGGTTGGTCGCCTTCATGCGCGAGATGGACTTGTAAATCTCGACGTAGTAGTGCTTCTTCGGCTGCCACCCGATCAGCCGGCAGATGTCGCTGCTGCTCAGCTCCAGGTCGATCCACTTGGCCCCCTCGGGCACCTCGATCCCGCGCGCCGCGTGGGCCAGGGCGAGCCAGACTTCCTTGTCATTGCTGCGCAGCTCGATGCCGGTATAGGTGACGACGGTCTGGTCGAGGCTGAACAGCTTCTCTTCCGTGTAGACCAGGCGTGGCAGCTTCGGGTTGCGGCACGAGAACAGGGCGCAGCGCGCCAGCTCGTTGGCGATCGCGCGTTCCTTGTTCTTCCATACCGACATCTTGGTCGGCGCGAACAGCTCCATCTGCGTCTGCGCCGCGCGCGCCATGGCCTTGACTTGGGTTGCCGCGTAGGTTCGGTCATTCACAACTGACTACTCCTGTCGAAAGGGGTTGCCTGGGCGTGGTCAGCGCCCAGTGGCTACTTTACTGCTGCCGGGGGAACCCAGGCGCACCGGCCGGCCAGGCCGCTGCCGGCTGGGCCGGGCCGCTCGATGCCATCTGGTGCACGGCGTGGCTGGCGTCCACCGCCTGCGACGGCGTCGGCTGGTATTCGGCAGGCGGCGACAGCGGCGGCTCAGGCTGGGCCGGCTTCTCGATCAGGAACTCGTCCCAGTCGCGGCCGGCGATCCAGTTCGGGGTGCGGCCGGTGCCGGTCCAGGTGGCGCCGCTCTCGGGGTCGCGGTACTTCGGCTCGCCCTTCGGGGTGCGGTCGCGCTTCTTCTCGGGCTTGCGGATGCGCCTGGGCGGGGCGATCGGGGCCGGGTAGCCAAGTTCCTCGGCCGTCAGGTTGTAGGCGGCGATCAGGGCCTTGATGTCGTTGATCGCGGTCGTGCGCCCCTCAAGCATGAGCAGCGTGGCCTTTTCTTGCAGCGCCTTGATCTGGTCTTGCAGCTCCTGATAGGCCTGGAAGTTACGGTGCAGGTCGCTCATTGCTCATCTCCAATAAGGAACTGGGAGCGGTCTTTCCCTTTGATCCACATCGGCACGGTGCCCATGCCGCTCCAGGTCTTGCCGGTCTCGGGGTTCCGGTATTTCGCCTTGCCAGCGCCGGCAAAGCACTTGCGAGGTCGCCCGACCTCAAGGATGTCCTCGGGGGCCATGCCGACGTTGGCGGCGATCCGGGCGATCTTCGCCCGCGCCTCGGCCACCAGCTCGATGCGGCGCTGGGCGATGTGATCGGCCAGCAGTTGTTGAAGGGATTCCAGGTAGGGCAGCTCAAGGGATTCGATGAGCGGCAGTACGTCGGCAAGGGCTGCCGCGTGGGGGGTGCGGGTCATGGTTGCTCAGGTTGTGGGTTGATGGGATCACCGGGCACGCGGCCCAGGTGGAAAAACAGGGCGGCGGCCGTGGCCGCCTGCCGGCGCGTCAGGCCTGGCGGGTCCTCTTCGGTCCCGCCGTAGCAGAAGCAGCGCATTCTCTGGTGGCCGAGCGAGCCGATCACGGCACGCAGGCCGCACTCGTAGTGCATCGGCTGCCGGTAGTCCGGCGCCTGCCGATCGGTGTCCAGCACGACTTCCTCGCACCAGACGCACACCGGCAGGGCGTCGCGCCCGCTCATGACGCCGGCTCCTTGTTCAGGACGGTGTTGGCCAGCTCCCACACCTTCGAGGCGTGCCACGCCGCGCCCTGGTAGAACGCATTCATCACGTCGGTCTTGATGCACTCGCGGTCGTCGTCGTCGTAGGCCTCGGCGTGCTTGTGGGCGGCGTCGATCAGGGCATTGGTGTACACGTCGTTGTCGTTGTTGTCGGTCATATCCATGTCTCCACGATTGAGGGCAGGTCGCCCGGTTGGCGCACGACCCGGTGCAGGCCGCGCGGCAGCTGCATGCGCACGTCCTCCAGGGACTCGGCGGTCAGGATGTCGTCGGTGGTAATCAGGCGCCCGCCGGGCTGGACCTCGAAGCGGCGCGCCACGTAATGCTGGGGGTAGTCGACTGGACGGTTGTAGATGGTCCAGAGGGTGAACAGTCTCAATGCGTTTTTTCCTTCTCGGGTTGGCTGGTCCTTCGGCGGAGACCCTTGGCGAAGTGTTCGAGCAGTTCCTTTTGCAGCTCGACGTAGTCGCCGTGGCCGCGCCGGTGCAGGGTCTCCACCGCGCTGCGGGCCACGACCCCGAACATGTACAGCGCCTCGTCCGGCGGCATCTTGTGCTTCGCAATCACGTCGAACAGGGCGTCGATGATGGTCTCGCGGCGGACTCGGGCGTCATTCTGGTCGCTCATCAGTGCACCGGCCCCTCGTCGTCGATCGACTCCATCTGGAAGCCCAGCCCCTCCATCAGGCAGGACAGCACGAAGTGGGTGGCTTGGGCATGATCGCCGCCCTGGTCCGCGTACATCCGGGCAATGCTCTTGCCGACCACGCCGAACGCGATCAGGCACTGCCCGAACGGCATGCCGGACTTCTCGGCCAGGTCGATGGTGTCGCGCACGAACTGGCGCACGACTTCTTCGGGCTGGGGGGTGGTGCCGCGTGGCAGGTCTTCGATCATCATGTCCTCACTGGATCGGGGTGTCGGAATTCTGCATGTCGACCTGGGCTTTCAGCTGCGCCGCCGCCTCGCCCTTCATTTCGATGAAAGCGCCCTTCACGCCCAGCCCGTTGGTGAACGCTTGCAGCGCGGCGATCGTGGCCTCGTTGCGGTCGGCACCGTTCTCTTCCACCTCGAACTCGACGACGTGGCGGGCGAACAGGCCGAACAGCGAGAAAGCCAGGCCGGGGCCGATTTCCAGCCGCTGCATCAGGTCGGCGACGGTGTCGAGGAACTCCTTCGAGGCCACGGCGGTGTCGTGGGTGCTGCGTTCTTTTTTCTTGTCAGTCATAGGCGGGTTCTTCGTGGTTTGCGGGGCAGCACCCACAGGGTGCAGACGAACATGGACAGCAGCGAGAACGCACACGCGATCCAGCGGCCGTCGACGGCGGCCCAGATCGCGCTGATGGCGTTCCAGATGCCGACGAACCATTGCAGCACGAGCAGGTGCCTGCGCGTGAGCCGGCCAAAGCGCTCCGGCTGGGCGTCGTGCCTGGGCTTCATGCCCATGCGCAGGCTGACTTCGTCCAGCAGGTCCTGGGCTTCGCTGGTCATTTCCTTGGCGCGGCTGGCGTACCAGACGCGCTTCCATAGCGGCTTGTCGTCGCCGGTCAGCCGGTCGGCCTCGGCCAGCAGCTGCTCGACGCGCTTGAACAGGTCGGCGATGGTCGGCGAGCCGGTCATGCCTGCTTCCTTGCGAAGTGCCGCTCCAGCGCGTCGACCACCAGCTGGTTCATGGACCAGCCTTTGATCCGCGCCTGGCAGGCCAGCGCGCAGATCGTCGGCCACGGCATGGTGAGCGTGAGGTCGATGTCGGGTTCGGGGATGTTCACGAGTTCTTCCTGACCGGCACCACGATCACCTGCGCTTCCTCGCCGTCCTCGGCCTTCTGGACCCGCACCAGCTCGGGCGGCAGCGACATCACTTCGACGAAGCGCCGCGTCATCTTCATGCGCGCCTGGTCCAGCGTCAGCTCGGGATCGGCCACCATCGCCATCGCGGCCACGCCCCGGCAGGCGACGGCAGCGGCCGAAATCATGTCGGTCCAGGTGAGGGTGTCGTTGGCCTGGGCCAGCGTCTTCATCTGCTCCATCAGGGCGCCGGCGACAGTGCCGATGCCGTCGACCCGGCGGGTCACTTCTTCGTCGAGGTTCATGTGGTCTTTCATTTCAGGGTGCCGACCGGGCGCCACAGGTGCAGGCAGTAGGAGTACAGTGGATGGAGCGGTTCGTACATAGTGGAGAATCCATGAAAACGAAACATTGCGGCCCTTGCGGAAAAGATAAACCGGCGACGAACGAATTTTTCTACTCGAACCGGGCCAAGGCAGATGGCTTTGCCACTGAGTGCAAGGAATGCTGCAAGGCGGCGGCGCAGAAGCGCTACCAGGCCGACCCTGAACGCTGGAACCAGCAGCGACTCCCATACTGGAAGTGCCGCTATCGCCGCCAGAAAGCGGGCCGAGAAGCGGCCAAGACGCCCGACTGCTTGCTCGACCTGATTGACACCGAGCTGGCCTACATCGCTGCCCTGATCGACGGCGAAGGTTCCTTTGGCATCTTTCGGGCGAAGTCTGCCGCGCGCTACGTCCCGGTGATGCGGCTGTCGATGAACAGCGAAGAGACAATCTCGTGGCTGGCAGACAAACTTGGGGTCAGCTACCAGACACTCAAGCGGAAGAGTCCCAAACACCGGGTCGGGTACGTGACCCACATCGCCGGCAAGCGACTGATTCATCTGGTATCGCGGGCGTTGCCGTTCTTTATCACCAAGCGCGACCAAGCCCATGCGATCATGCGCTTCGGCCGAACCTACATCCCGCAGCGAGGAAACGGCCAGCGGCACCCCGAGGGGATCTTCGTGGTGCGCGCCGCGATCAAGACCGAAATCCACCACCTCAACCGCCCGCATGTTTACGGCCCACTCCCACCAGAAACGTTGGCGGTACTGGCAACACTTGACCAACTGGTCGGAACAAGTGCAGGCAGTTCGGATGGTCATTGATATAGTCTTTCGCGGCCGGGTGGTACTGGACCACGTAGTCCTCGGCGTCCCAGAACAATTCTTTCACAGCGCACATTTCATCCCATACCGGACAGCGGTCCTGGCGCGAGACGGAAACGTGCTCCCAGCCAGCGCCGTCTGAGGCGATAACCTTCAGGGTCTGGTTCCTGGCCAGCTTGACCATGAACAGGCCATTGCAGCCGGCCGCCTGGGTGGTGCCGAACATGCCGCTCTTGACGCGAAAACGCTCTGGGACTTTGAACATGACTGTGATTAACGGTATGGAACAAACACCATTATGTTTGATCGGCAGCAATGACGGCAACCGTTTTTATGTGTCTTCCGTAAAGTGAGAATGTGTGACTTTTAGTGCGCTTTCAGCAGCCGTGGCAGGTTCTCTTCGACCAGCTTGTGCAGGGCGTCGTAGTCGATGTTGCCGGACACGCGCGCGCCGTCGGCGCTGACGATCAGGCGCACGCCGTGGCCCAGTTCGAGGTCTTTCCTCGGCCTGGTCTGGCGCGGGTTGACCTTTTTCTCGATCCACTCGGGCACGGCGCCCTGATTCAGCTTGCCCTTGGACACCAGGACCAGTGCGTCGAACACCCACGTCGCATGCTGCGGGCAGTAGGCTTTCAGCTTGTGCGCGAGGTTGTAGCCGATCAGGCCGGGGTGGTCGTGGAGCAGGTCGTGGGCGGACTGCGGCAGCGCGGCGAACCCTTCCAGCAGCGGGATGACCGTGCGGTGGACGTTCAGCACCCGCGCCAGATCGCTGTTGTTGCTGACGGCTCCCGCGCCGCGCAGCATGACCGCGTGCTGGTACAGCTCCCAGTCGCCCATGTCCTTGCGGGTCGTGTTCTCGCTGGTGAGCGCGCGCGCCGCTTCGGCGTCGGACAGGTGTCGGATGAAAGCGGGGATCTCGGGGCGGCCGAGGATGTGAAAGGCTTCAACGCGGTGGTCGCCGGCGACCAGCTCGAACAGCGGGAGGTCGGGGTCGGGGGGTGTTATAAAATAACACTCGTCAATTTTGGTCCCCGCCGGCAGTGGCCGCACGATGATCGGATCGAGCAGGCCCTCCATGCGGACGCTCTCGACCAGGTTCTCCATATAGTCCTGGTCACGCTTGCCGCGCCGCTGGAAACGCGAGCGCAGGATCTGCGACAGCGGCAGTGACACCGGCGCGTCCGTCTCCCGGCCCATCTTCCCGAAGATCGTGCCGGACACGTCGTCGTCGATGTGCTCCGGCTTGCGGCGCGTGCCTGCGTTGGCCGCCATCTGCTGCTCCAGCTTACTCGCCATGTGCAGCCTCCTTCTGGCGGGCATTGATGCCGAGCTTGGCCATCAGCTCACGCATCAGGCGAACCGTCTGGCGCGACACCGTGTGGTCAGGGTCCATTTGCAGGATGGTCTTGTTCAGCAGGATACCCTTTTGCACGTCCGTGCTTTCCGACAGGGTGGTGTCGAAGACCGACTCGAACGAGGCCCGGACTTCGTTGGCGATGATCCGGCATACCTGCTTGCGGCCGTCGTGCTTCGTCAGGATCGCACCGCCGAACTGCAACGTCGGGTTGGCTTTCCTCGCCTTGCGGATGAACGCCAGGATGTCGTCGGTGCCGATCAGCGACAGCTTGGCGCCGGATTCGACCGGCACCAGCACCATGTCGGCGCATGCAAGCGCATTGGCCGTCATGGTGCCCAGCGATGGCGGACAGTCGAGCAGGATCGCATCATAGGCGTCCGCCACCAGGGCCAGCTTGTCGGCCAGCTGGCGCGTCGCATCGAACGGGTTGGAGAATTGCATCTGGTCGGCCAGCGTGGCCAGCTTCAGGGTCGAGCCGATCAGGTGCACACCTGGCACCCGCGTCTGCGTCACGATCGCCTCGGCGATGCTAGCCTGGCCGGCCAGCACACGTTCGAGCGGGGCGGCCGGCGACTCGTCGCTGCTGTGCAGGATCGCGGTGGCATTGGCCTGCGGGTCCAGGTCGACCACCAGCACATCCAGTCCTTCACGCGCCAGGGCGTCGGCGCCGTTGGTGGCAATGAAGGTCTTGCGCACCCCGCCCTTGTGGTTGACGATCGCTACGATCTTCGCCATTCGATTGCTCCGTTGTTTGAAAACGGAAATTATCGCATGGCATATCGGAAATTACCATATCGCAAGTCGAAAACAAGCGACACCCGGAGGGGTGTTATTTTATAACACCCCCCCCTCATCAAGCATGCTCGCGGTAGGCCCGCAGCACCCGCTCCAGCCCCGGCTTGCACTCCCGGAACTCCGGGCACACGCCGTTCCTGTAGACGCACTCGGGCACCATGTAGCGCGCCAGGTCCGGGTCGACCTCGCCCATTTCCTTCCTCACCCGGCGCCAGGTGGCGACCGTCTTGCCGCTGGCGTTGTAGCACAGGCGCTTGCGGCTCATGGTGATGAGGGCCTGGGCGTTGACCAGCATGCCGTGGTTGACCGGGGTCAGGCGGTTGACGACTTCGTCGCCCGCGCCGCCGCGATCGTCGCGCATGCTCTGCACGAAGTGCTCGACGCCGTGCTTGTGCCGGACCAGGTGCACGGAGACGAAGGTCGGGATGGCCGCCAGCTCGATCCAGAACATCCTGGCCCGGATCGGGCTGTGCTCGGTGCGATACCAGGCCCGCAAGGGGGCCTTGACCGGCTGGCCGTGGGTCGTCATCTGGGCCGCGCGTTGCACGAGGCCCAGCTCGGTGACGGGCGTGATGGTGATAACGCGCGCCATCAGTTGCCCAGCTCGGTGCCCTCGTTGACCACTGGGTACAGGATCGAGCGCAGGTCGTTCAGGGTCAGGCCGGTGATGTCGTGGGCCTGGATCAGGAACGAGGCACCGACTGGCACGCGGAAGTGGCGGAACTTCGACAGGACCGGCGGCGGCACGCCCATGGTGCGCGACAGCTGGGCGTCGTTCTTGAGTTGCAGGCGCGCTTGCAGGAAGTCCAGGAAAGCGTTCGGGTCCTGCGGGCGGGGGTCGGCTTTGCGACGGGGCATGGTGGTTCTCCTTGGTTAGATGGTGAAATGCACGCCGAGTTCGGAGGCGGCGAATGCTTCGACCTGCTGCATGAAGTTGGAAAATTCCTCGACCGACAGCTCGGTCGAGGACATGGCCATCGTGGCGCCGCCGGGCAGGTCGACGACACCGATGAACTGGCGCTTGAACTGCTCGTGCCAGACCTCTTTGCTGTACTGGCGCCCGCCGACCCAGGCCTGCTCGGCGATCGCGCCCAGCACGGCCGGCCCGAAGTAGCGCCGGTTCTGCTCCAGCGACCGCTTGGACTTATAAAACGTGACCGTCACGGCAAGGAACTTGCCCTCGGCCGCGAACTGCTGCCAGTTGGCGGACAGGAACGCCAGCAGGCTGTGCAGGTGCTGCAACTCGCGCAGGACGAACAGGCGGTTCACTCGTTCTCCGTCTCCACCTGGCGCTGCGCGAGCAGGGTGCGCAGCATGTCGACGAATGCCGCCATGCCCTGCTCGGGGTCGCCGTAGCAGCGGATCAGGGTGGCGGCGATGCCGTCGGCCAGGAAGCCCCAGGCCAGCGTCAGCTGGTCGGTGCGGCGGGCCAGCGCCTGCGGCAGCTGCGACGGCACCTCGTCGAGCATGTCCAGCATCTCCTGCGGCACGGCATCGTGCAGGGCCATGATGAAGGTCTGCACGCACGGCATGCCGTCCTCGTCGACGGGGATGGCGACGTGGTCGGTCATGCGTGCCCGTCCTCTTCCTCGGCCAGCTCGGCCAGCCATTTCTGGTGGCTGGCCACCACCGTGGGCAGCGACCTGCCGATGGCGCCGGCGGCCACCTCGGCGTTCTCGCCGTAGGTGCCGATGAGGAATGCGCTCATGCCCTCGATCACATGGCTGATCGCGCAGAACAGCCGCTTGCCCTCGTCGGTGCCCTCGGTCAGGCCTTCGAGCGCCAGGTCGGGGATCGAGTCGTGCACGGCGCAGATGTAGTCGTGGAACGACGGCGCGCCCTTCTCGTCGGCGCGGATGATGAAGGGCTTGTCCTGGTCGGCGGCGATTGCGGTTTGATGGTCGGTCATACGGTTCCTTCCTGGGTGATGGGTTTGAGCGGGCCGAAGATCGGCACCGTCTCGGCTTCCTTCTTGCGGGCCGACGTGCGCGGCGGGGGCCGCTCGGTCCATTCCTTGAACACCGGCGCTTTCGTCGTGCGCGGCATCGGCATGGCGTCGTATTCCTGGCGCGAGCGGGCTTTGACCACCGCGTGCATGGCCCAGTGCAGATCCTGCGGATCGGCCGAGAACACGGTGTCCTGTGGTGCGTCGTTGCGGCGGCGACCTATGGGCATGGCGGCTCCCTAGTTCGGCTGGCCACTGATCGGCGCCGAGTGCAGGCGCGCCGATTGCAGCAGCTTCTCGGCCACCACGGCGGCCACCTCGACCGCCGCCTCGCCGGTCGCGTCGGCCAGGATGAATGCCATGCCGTCGGCGATCAGGGCCATGCCCGCGCCGATCCGGCGCATGCGGTCGGCGTCGTGCTCGCTCAGCTGGTGTTCCAGCTCGCCGAGGTCGACGCCGACCAGCTGCTCGGGCGCGAACGCCTCGAACAGCTCGCCGAAGTAGCAGCCGAAGCACGGCAGGCCGCGCCGGTCGCGGCCGATCACGATCAGCTCGGTGTCCTCCATCAGCTGGGTCGGATCGTCCTCGTCGACATCGCCGTGGAAGTAGTCGCTCATGCGCGCGCCTCCACCGGCAGCTTCATCACGACGCGCAGGGCCAGGTAGTCGCCGCGCGAGCCGACCCGCTTGTCGTTTTCCATGTAGCAGATGGTGGTGGCGCTCAGGCCGACCTCCTTGCCCATCCTGGCCTGCGACCACTTGTGCTGGTCGCGGAAAGCCTTGATGGCCTTGCCGGGCACGAATACGTCGGCGAGTTCCTGGTCGACCGCCAGGGCCGGCTCGGCCTGCTTGACCGGCTCGGACAGCGGCAGCGTGGCCTGGGTCTGGGACGACATGACCACGGCGGGCGCCCGCACCGGCACGCTCAGCTGCACCGGGCCGTAATTGCCGCCCTTGACATCGAGCAGGCTGACGGTGAAGTGCGCCGCCCAGGTGGTCGCCAGTTCGATGTCCAGTTCGCCGAGATACTGCCCGACCGCGTGGGCCAGGTCGATGACGAAGGTCTTCTCTTTTGCCTCGTGCAGGTCCGGGTCCGGGTACAACTCGGCCATCCGGCGCGAGTTATGGAACAGGAACGCTTCTGCCGTGTTCAGTTCGTAGGTATCGTTGGGCATGCTGGCCTCGGCGTCAGAATGGGACATCGCCTGCCCAGTCGTCCTGGGCGGCCGGGCGCTGGGATGGGGCCTGCTGCGGGCGTGCTTGCGGCGCGTTGCCGCCGGCGCCATCGCTGCGGCCACCGAGCATCTGCATGTTCTCGGCGATGATGTCGGTCGCGTACTTCTCGACGCCATCCTTGTCGGTGTACTTGCGGGTTTGCAGGCGGCCCTCGACGTAGACCGACGACCCTTTTTTCAGGTACTGGCCGACGATTTCGGCCAGCTTCCCGAAGAACGAGATGCGGTGCCACTCCGTCAGCTCCTTGGCCTCGCCGGTCTGCTTGTCCTTCGATTTGTACGACGTGGCCACGGCCACGTTGGCGATCGGGTCGCCGCTGGGCATGTAGCGGATTTCGGGGTCGCGGCCCAGGTTGCCGACGATGATGACTTTGTTGACGGATGCCATTACAGGGGATTCCTTTCTTTCAGGGACGAGGGGGTGGGGATGCGGCGGAACGGCTGACCCAGCACCAGGCCGCGCGCGGTGAGGGCTTCGGTGATTTCGTCCAGGGTGTGCACGCCCAGGTTCGGGACCTTGCGCAGCTCCCAGCGGCTGTAGCAGACCAGTTCCTCGACCGTCTCGATGCCCTCGCTGCGCAGGACGTTGCAGGCGCGCGTGCCCAGTTCGAGGTCGGCGATCGGGGTGCTGCTGGCGGCGTGCCCGGCCGGGGCCGGGGTGGCTCCCGCCTGCTCCAGCCGGATGTAGCGGTTCAGGATGTCGATGGCCTCGCGGGCCTCGTCGACGTTGGCGATGGTGACGGTCAGGTTCATGGGATCAGTGGTAGCGGTGGGCGGCATAGACACGTTCGATGCGCTCGGCGACGTAGGCGAACGCGGCCTCGCAGCGGCGGATGATGCGTTCTTCCTTGGCGCGGTCGCGTTCGTACTCGACGATCGTCACGCGCAGGTTCGGCTTGAGCCGGCTCATGTCGTGCACCTCGGGGTTCTCGAAGCCGATCAGCTCGTCCGGGGTGTCGACCAGGCAGTAGGCGACCTTGGCCCGCTCGCGGTTCCACAGCATCATGTAGCCGCGCACCTGCCACTCGTAGTCGTTCTTGTCGCCGTCCTCGGGCAGCTCGGGGAACGTCACCATCGACCAGCTCGACTTGATGTCGATGATTTCCTCGCCGGTGTCGATGTCGCACTCGCCGGTCAGCCAGGCGTTGGTCTTGCGCTCGGTGTTCTTGCCGTAGAAGGTGCCGAACAGCTCGTTGAACAGCGCGATCGACTCGTCCTCGACGATCGTGCCCTTGGTGGTGTACTTGCTGGACACCACGTTGTTGTAGCCGTAGATGAACTCCTTGGCGATCCCGTCCAGGTAGGTCTTGGCGCCGGCCGACAGGCTACGGTCGAACAGCGGCGCGAGGATCGCCTGGTCCTCGGGCGTCTTGACCTTCTTGGCGGCGAGCGCGGCCAGCTCGGGGGTGTTCAAGAGGGCCGGGTCGATCGACTTCGGATCGGTCATGATCGTCGCCAGCGACGAGCAGCGGATGCGGAACTCCGGGGTCACTCGGCGGCCTCCTGCGCCGAATCCGCGGCCGACGCGGCCAGCTCGACCACGACGGCCGCCAGCTGCGCTTCCTGCTCGTCGGTCAGGCTGTACTTGGCGCGCAGGGTCGAGACGGCGAAGTCGCCCTTCCTGACGGCGGCCAGGGCCTTGTCCATGCGCGCGGCCGTGAGGGTTTCCTTCACCTCGGCCGGCACCTTGTTACGGATGCGCAGGCACTCGACCATCTCGCTGCCCAGCTTCGTGGTGCTGGCGTACAGCGTGATCTTGCGGCCGACCCAGTCCTCGATGTACGGCCCGTACAGCTTCTCGATGGTCTTGCTGTTGGTCGAGTTCAGGATCAGGGGCTTGCACTCGGCCAGGTAGGCCAGCGAGTGATCCTCTTTTTTCCCGCCCATCATGGTGATGGTCTCTTTCTGGACGTACTTGATCGTCACCGTCATGTCCTCGCCGTTCGGCAGGGCATACACGCCGACGAAGCGCGGGTCGATCAGCTGCTTCCAGTGGGTCTTGGTCGGCGCGTTCATGGGCGATCCTCCACGGCCAGGAACATCACGCGCGGCATGAACGACAGGGCGTGCTCGTCCAGCTCGTCGTGGATCTGGCGCAGGATCGTCTGCTCCATCGCATCGAGCTGGGCCTGGTCGAGCATCCAGTGCATGTCCTCGCCGGCCGGCACCAGGAAGCGCGCCTCGGTGCCGGGCGCGGTCAGCACCAGCGGGTGCAGCGGCATGATCTGCTGGAAGTCGAAGTATTCCGGTTCGCCCGGCTCGCCCGGATCGCCGTTGGGCAGGGTCGGGATGTCCGGCAGCGCCGGCTTATAGACGTAGTTCACCTGCACCGGGGCCGCGCGGCCCAGGCGAAAGGTCACGGCCTCGTACGGCCCGGCGGTCGTGGCGAGGTCCGGCAGGGTATAGGTGGTGGTCGGCAAGGCGGCTCCTGTTTTTTCCAAAGGAAACAGGAACCAGTGTATTAAAGCGATGCTTTAATTTTCAAGGGAAACTTTAAGAAATTTTCAGGCCCACTTGAAATTACAATTGGTTAACGTGTTGCTTATGCGCAAAGGATCGTTAAAGTTGTGTAAATTTGACTCGCATCAATCGAGTCTGTGGTGCTCTGGAGACGACTCTGGACGAGTCTGAGATGTTGGGGAGCGAGCGAACTGACGAATTCGAGGCGAAAAAAAGCCGGCCCAGCGGCCGGCTCTCCTGGGTGGCGTTCGCCCCTTATAGGGTTCCTTGGAACGCCACCACCCTACCTATGACCCGTACCGCCTCGGGTGGAACGATCTGCTCCGGGATGTCCCGACGGTCGGCCAGCACGCGCACCTTCTGGTCGAGCTGGGTGAACAGGCGGCGCGCGATCGGGCCGGCCGGGGAGTCGATGATGTAGACGCGGCCGTCCTCGATGGTCGTCTGCTTGGTGTCGACGAGCAGCTGCTCGCCCAGGTTCATGCTGTCGTCGCTGGCCATGAACACCCGGCACCACTCGGGCTGTACGTCCAGGCGTTCGAGGAAGTCCTTGCGGTAGGCGAAGCTGTTGCGGTCGTCCTTGAGTTCTCCGACCTCGTCGTGATATTGCACGCCGCCTCCTTGAAGTTCTGTTCCCAGAAGAGGGACCAGTGTGTAGTTCGTTGGAATTGGTACATTAACACTAATTCCAAGAGTCAACCATTCAACTGTTGTATCTAAGACTCTTGCCAACTTTTTAAGTCGGTGGAACGCTGGCACCGCGCCTCCTTCCCATCCGTAGACCGACTGCTGTGAGACGCCGACCTCGTAGGCCAGGTCCATCCGGCTCATCTTCTTCTCTTCCCGACGCAGCCGAATGCGCTCCCCAACAAGTGGAAGCACGGTCTGCGGCTTCGTGGTCTGCACCGTCTCTCTGGCCTTGTTCGGCATGCTCAATCTCCTGAATGTGAGGATTCACAAGCAGCAACATAACACAGCGTTACTACAAGTGGCGCTTGATAGTTTTAAAGTGATGCTTGAAATTTAAAGCGATGCTTGTAAAATGGCATCATGAAAAAACTTTCCGCACGGATGCTCGCAGCCCGCCTGCGCCGCGAACGCAGCTTCCTCGACCGCGCCGTCGCCGAGGTCGGCTCGCAATCCGAGCTGGCGCGCCGGCTGGGCATCTCGCCGCAGGCGATCCAGCAGTGGTACAGAAACGCCACCGGCGTGCCGCCGCTGCGCTGCCCCCAGATCGAGCGCCTGACCGGCGGCCTGGTGCTGTGCGAGCAGCTGCGCGAAGACCTGGAGTGGGTCCGCACGATCAGGAAGGGCGCCCGCGCATGAAGCGCAGCGCGCCACTGAAACGCACCGGCTTCGCGCCGAAGGAGCCGGCGCCGCGCAAGGTCAAGTCGCCGTATCCCCGCGTCTCGTTCGCGCGCAAGGCCACCCTGAAAACCCGCCAGCGCCCGGTGACGCCAGAGGAAAGGCTGCTGTGGGACCGCCTGGCCAACGAGGTCGGCTGCGTGGCCTGCCTGGTGTCGGGCCTGCCGACCTCGAACTACGTCTCGATCCACCACATCGACGGCAGGACGAAACCGGGTTGCCACCTGAACGTCCTGCCTTTATGCGCCGGGCATCACCAGCAGGGCACCGGGGCCGACAAGAGCCTGGTCGCCGTCCATCCGAACAAGGCCCGTTTCGAGAAACTGTACGGCACCCAGGAATGGCTGCGCCTGTACGCATTCAACCTGCTGGAGGTGCTGCCGTGACGACCGACCCGGAACTGATCGAGCTGGTCGACCAGCTGCGCGAGGAACTCGACATCGTCGAGGCCCAGCTGGCCGCGCTCCAGGCCGGCCATGAGGGCGAAGCTCTCAAAGCCGAGATTCGCCGCCGCTTCGGCATCGACCGCCGCCTGCAACAGACGATGGAGCAGGTCAAGAAGCAGGAGCGCGAGATTCGCAACCTCCAGCAGTGGCAGGACCGCCTGTTCGTGCTGTTCGGCACGCGCGACCGCCGCGCCATCGTCGACCAGATCCTGGCCTGGCAGGGACGCGCGTGAGCGACGGCGCGGCCGACATCTACGCGGGCCTGCGCGACTACCAGGTCGCCGGCATCGAGGCGATCCGCGCCGCGATCGCGGCCGGCCGTCGCCGCATCTGCGTGGTGGCGCCGACCGGCTCGGGCAAAACCAAGCTGGCCGCATTCATGGTGCGCCAGGCCAGGCGCAACCTGAAAAAGGTCGCGTTCGTGTGCGACCGCATCAACCTGATCGACCAGACCTCGCGCGTGTTCGACCTCGAAGAGATCCCGCACGGCGTGATCCAGGGCGATCACTACCGCCGCGTGCCGTGGGAACGGGTGCAGGTGTGCTCGATCCAGACCGTGGGCCGGCGCAAGTGGCCGGAAGCGAACCTGATCGTCATCGACGAGTGCCACTCGATGAGCAAGACGGTCAAGGACAAGATGGCCGCCGAGCCGGACACGATCTTCATCGGCCTGACCGCCACGCCGTTCACCAAGGGCATGGGCAAGCTGTACGAGGCCATGGTCAACGTCGCCACCACCAACGAGCTGATCGAGCGTGGGTTCCTGGCGCCGTACCGGATCTACGCCGCGCGCGAGCCGGACATGACGGGCGTGCCGATCGTCGGCGGCGAGTTCGACGTGCGGGAGACCAGCAAACGCGCGCTGGCCGTGGTCGGCGATTGCGTGGCCGAGTACCTGAAACACGGCCAGGACAAGAAGTTCATCTGCTCGGCCGTCGACACCGCCCACGTCCAGGAGCTGGAGCGCCAGTTCATGGCGGCCGGCGTCATCACCCGCGCCTACACCTACCGCGAGGACGATGTCGAGCGCGCCGAGGTGGTCGAGGAATTCCGCCGGCCCGACTCCAGCATCCGTGGCCTCATCACCGTCACGGCCGCGAGTAAAGGTTTTGACGTGCCCGACATCGGCGTGGTCATCATGGCGCGCCCGCTATCGAACTCGCTGGCCGAGTACATCCAGCTGTTCGGCCGTGGCCTGCGCATCTCGCCCGGCAAGGACGCCTGCATCGTGCTCGACCACTCGGGCAACTCCGAACGCTTCTGGGACCAATGGACCCGGTTCTTCGCCGAGGGCTGCCTGGAGCTGGACCGGGGCCGGCAGCCGAAGAAGAAAGCCAACGGCGGCGTCAAGGAGGTCAAGCCGGTCAAGTGCCCGACCTGCGCGATGCTGCACCACCCGCAGCCGTTCTGCCCGGCCTGTGGCCACATCTACCCGCCCAGGCAGGCGATCCTGCACGAGCCGGGCAGCCTGGTCGAGCTGCTGGCCACGCGCGATGCGAAGCAGGTCCGCGCCCAGCTGTACCCGCAGCTGAAATCCGAGGCGATCCGCCTGGGCCATGGCGAGAAGTGGGCGAAAGCCAGGTACGAGCAGATCGCCGGCCACCCGCCCGGCGTGGCCTGGGACGACGTGGTGCCGGTCGAGGCCTGCGCCGACGTGAAGGGCAAGCTGCGCTCGATCAACATCGCCTGGGCCAAGTCCCGCGCCCGCTTCGGAGGCCGCGCCTGATGGACTTCTATAACACCCTCTTGGCCAACGGTTTCCTGCCGCGCGAGGTCGCGCCGAACGGCAAGTGGTATCGCTGCGCCACGGTCGACAAGCCGAAGAAGAAGAACGGCGCCTACATGCTGCGCGTCGACGGCCGGCGCGGCTACTTCAAGGATTACGCGCTCGACGAGGACTGGATCGAGTGGAAGGACGACACCCCGATCACGCCGATCGAGCGCCAGAAGATCGAGCGCGACAACGCCGCGCGCCAGCAGAAGGAGCGGCTCAAGGCCCGGCGCGCCTGGGAAAGCATGGTCGCCTACTACACGAACCTGCCGCCGTTGTACGACGGCCACCCGTACCTGACCCGCAAGGGTCTCTCGATGCTCGGCTGCGCCGGCGTGCGCCTCGATGGCGACGTGCTGGTCTGGCCCTTGTACCGCAACGGCCAGCTGGCCACCGTGCAGCGGATCTGGCCGGACGGCCGCAAGAAGAACTATCCGGGCTGCTCGACGCGAGAGGTCTCGCTGGTCCTGCAACGGCAGGGCGCCGTGCTGCATGCGTTCACCGAGGGGTTCGCCACCGGCCTGGCCCTGTTCCAGAACGTCACTAACGCGCGCGTCGAAATCTGCCTCGACGCCAACAACCTGGTCGCCGTGGCCGCGCGTGCCCGGATCGAGGGTCTCGCCGTCGTGTGCGGCGACAACGACTGGGAAACCTGCGAGCGGCGCGGCTTCAATCCGGGCGTCGAGAAAGCGACCAAGGCGGCCGAGCTGCTCGGCTGCGGCGTGGTCTACCCGGAAAACATCATCGGCACCGACTGGGCCGACGCACTCTTGGAGTGGGGCGAGGAAGGGCCGCGCAAGTTGCGCATGGCGGTCATGCGGGCGGCCCGGACGGTGATCCGGTAGCAGTACAGACAGCGCGCTGGTCGGATGGGAAGACGGCAGCGGCGCGCGGTGAGGCTCCTACTGTGGGACAGGTTCTGAGACAGGAGCGATGGGCGGCGAAGCCAGCACCCATGAACCGTAAGGCTGGCGCGTCGTGCGGCTCCGTCGGAGGTGTGCGTAAAGGCAGACGTAGGAAGGGCTACGTCTGCCCACCATCAGAGGTCCTGGAGAAGTAACGGTAGCACTGAGCATCGAACAGCATGCAGTACCTATAACCAGCGAAAGGGCACCATGAGAGTAGAAATCATCAG